CGGTGATTGATGATATCACCCGGTTCATGGTTTCGCTTCAAGCAGATGAACATCGAATCCATTTAGGGAAACAATTTGTCGCCAGCTACGTTCAATCCGTAACTGACACGAATGATATTTCCGCAATCGTTTTTAACACGCCAGCCCTGACACCACTGGTTGGTAATCGAAAATACATTCACATGATTGTTGAAGGTCAGTCGCTGGATCAGGCTGAGTTCAAATTTATTGAAAAACCTTCAGTTGATGAAGCAGAGAGTACCGCTGTGATCGTACCTTTTAATCGCTTCCGGGGCCACAGCAATGTGTCCTTACTAACTGACGCTGAGCCGGTCAAAGGTACCGGTGGAGTATTTGAGTGGACAGGCGTTGGTGAAGAGGGTGACTCCTTCTCAATCGGCGTTGATCTTTTTTCTGTTCATGCGATTGAAGGCTCCGCACCCGCTGGCTCATTTTGGGTAGACCTTGGTGATGCGCAAGCCGCTACGATGGTTACAAACGCAACAGCCGCTATTGACGCAGCCCAAGCCACAACTGGAAATGACGCAACCGTTGAAGCCACCGATGGTGCTGGCAATACGATTGACGTTATTGCTGACGGTTTTGGAACCGTTGGAAATCTCACACTCGCAGTCGTTGTCGGGGCGAACATGGCCGCTGCCGTTTCAATTACCGGTGGTATTGGCGCACCCAATGATGGTGGGGATACAGAGATTTATGGTGTTGCAAACTCGCTCACAGTGCTGGACAAGACGGATGCCGCAAATGCGAATATCACAACCACGATTGCACTGGTTGATGAAATCGTTGGGCTGGCAGCCGCTACCCCGGCGAAAGACTCACAAGCGGGTCTGGCTCGTGGTGAGAGAGAATGGATTTTAATGCCGGGCACACAGTACTGTCTGTATATGAAATCCTTGAATGCCAATGACAATGTCCACACCATTGACATGCATTGGTACGAAGTTGAGCATAAAGACGCTACATTTGAATTTTAAAACATAAAACGCTCACTGACCTTTGGCACGGGGCGTTAGGTTTATCCGTTAACGTTGACAACCGGGAATCCATAACGGGTAACCCTTCTATAAAGCAGGTACTTTCCGGTAAACCTGCAAAGAGGTATTAACACTATGAGTATTGAAAACCTATTTTCGCACAGAGCCATGAAGAATCTGTCCCGCTACCTGTCGTCTAACAACGTGGCAACTCAGGCCGTGAACATTAAGTCTGATGGTGGAACCGATTACAAATGGACGGGTACTGCGCAGTGCGTCATTGACGGTGCGTTCGTGGCCAGCCTTGCTGCCGCCGCAACAATCAGTCTTGCTGCTGTCGCAACCACAATTCCCCTGTCAGGAAAGCTGACCGGTGACGGTGAATCTCCGTTGGTCGGAAAAGTTATCGCTGACAACGGCCAGTTCTACATGCTGGTAACAGCACAGGCCGATGGAACTCCGAAAGTTTATTGGGCGCATGATGATGTAACAGCCGAAGACGATGCTGCGCCGACTCTGAAAATCCCTTATTACAGCCCTGACGAACTTCCGGTTGGTCTGGTTCTGTATGACAATGATGACCTTGGTGCTGCCATGACCATTGGTACTTCCATTGTGTCGGTCGATGATGACACATGGTACCAACTTCTTGGCCCGGCTCTGATGCCCCACGTTGACTTCTGGGATCAAAACTAAGTCGTAACCTAAACTTTTAAAAGGAGAAATAAATATCATGGGAATTGAAACTTTATTTGGATATCGGGCTATGAAGGACTTTGCAAGATACATGTCTTCACAAAATATGGCAACTCAAGCCATAGTCGTGAAGGGAAGTGCCGACAACGTTGCGTTTGCCTCAACTGGCACAGCGCAGTGTATTGTTGACGGTGCGTTTGTTGCATCCCTGACAGCAATCACTACTTTGGATTTGTCGGACGCTGCCGTTGCGCTTCCGATTCTACCACCGCTTGCACGCCGGGTAGACGGCCCACAGCCTCTGGCTGGAAAGGTCGTTGCAGATAATGGTCGTTTCTATCTGCTTATTACCACAAAGGCAGCCGGTGGAGACAGTGCTTCATACTGCCGTTGGGCGCACGATAGCCTAACAGCCGAAGACGCAGCAGCCGCTACTCTAAGGGTGCCGTACTATGGCCCGGACGAGCTAACCATTGCGCTGGTTGCGTACTCCAATGACGCACTGACAGCCGCTTATACTGTCGGAGCCTCACTGCTCGACCATGACGCTGATGCGACTATCTATCAGCTAATTGGGCCGTCCCTGTTACCTCACGTTGAGAACATGGACTTGAATTAAACTGTAAAAATCCGTGAAGGGGAAGTTGCATGACAGGGTTACCCGCTAATAGGGTGCTGGCTGCTGCCTTCCCCTTGACTAACTTAATTAGGGAGAGAGAAAATCATGGCTATTGATAGACGAGACTTCGGAGCGTACAGTTCTCAAATGATTCAACAAATGCTGGATGCCTTCGCACCCGGTGGAAAGATTGACTCTGAGACGCAAACGCTTACTAACAAAACTGTATCAGGTGCCTTCACTGGTGACATTACAGGTGACCTTACAGGTCGGGCTTCCCGTTTAGGGACAGGCAACACCCCGGTCAATGCTGTACCTGCGGGTACCGTGACTATTACGTTTACGGACGATTCAGCAGATACGGAAGTCATTGACTTTGGTGACGATACCTATGAAATTGATTTAGATGCTGGTGGTGTAACCGCTGGTAATATTGCCATTCCTCTGGTAACTGGTTCGATAACCAAAGAGGATGCAGCCGCTGCTTTCGAGACAGTCTTTAATGCAAGCGGCACCCATCTATGGACAGCCGTGGATCAATTAGACGGTACCGTAGAATTAGACCCAACAGCCATCGTTGGTGGTGGTGTGATTGGAAATGGCATTGTAATAGATGCCTCTGGAGCAGCCCATGCTTCGTCTGACGTGGCCACGACAATCAGTGGTGTAGATGGCACACCGGCCACAATCGGCACGGTGATATTCAATACAACCAAATTATATGTGGCAGTCACTGCCGCCACGATTTACACAATAGCCGCTTGGTACACGGCAGATTTAACAGTACTGTCATAACTGGTTACCTGCTTGGGTAACCACCTGAGCGGGTATAGCAAAGTCCGGTAATGCGGAAGGCTTCCACCCTTCTATGCGTAGGTTCAAATCCTACTACTCGCTCCACAATTTTGGCTTGTTAGCTTAGCATGGCTTAAAGCACCGGCTTGTCAGGTCGGGGATCAACGGTTCGAATCCGTTACAGGCCGCCATTTAATGGGGGAGTAGCTCAGTTGGGAGAGCAATTGCCTTGCACGCAATAGGTCGCAGGTTCGATCCCTGTCTCCTCCACCATCCATGCCGGGTTAGCTCAGTAGGAAGAGCGGTAGTCTTGTAAACTACTTGTCACAGGTTCGATTCCTGTACCCGGCTCCATACGGGGCTGGTCACGGGTTGCACTTGTGGACTCCAAATCCTAAAGGCAGGGTTCGATTCCTTGCAGCTTCGCCACACTAACAAAAAAGTTTCACACTAACATAACTATTTAACGGGGGGAAAAAAATGTTACGAGATAAAATTACACGAATTGCTCAGGCCAATATTCAAGAAGTATTGGTACCATTGCTTGAGCGGATTGAGGCACTTGAAGAAGCTATGGATGCCAAGTTTGCGGCTCCAGAGGTTGTTAAAGTGCCAGAGATCGTGCGTCAGCACAACAATCAATTACTGCAAGAAACGCTGGAAGGTGAAAACGATTACGTCCAGCGACATCTGGAGGATGAAGAATGCGAAGAACTGGAGACAAACACGGAGCCAGAAGTGGAGGCACCAGCACCAGAGTCGTCATTAAATGCAGACGACCTAACGGAAGCCAAGGAAGGTAAGTAATATGGGACGAGACAAAGGTACACCTAATCGAAGAAGTCAAATGCTTCTGCGTAAACTTGAAGACGATCATAAGTTCTTTGTTGTGAACGAACTGATTGAGCTATATGGTTACGAGAAGCAAATCGTGGTTTCTCTGGCAGAAAAGATTGGCAAGAATTTAGAAGCTAATCTGCCTGTGAATCAGGGCTTCAATGAAGAGGAAGCGGAAATGTATAATGCGGCGAATAAGAATGCAACCAGTATTCTTGTAAGGCTTCTCGCATATCTATACCCGAAGCTCAAGGCTACCGAAATCTCCAGTGGATCAGGTGACAAAGTCATCTTTAATATTAATACGATGCCAGAGGTTTCATCCGAAAAGAAACAACAGCATCCACCGGCAGAGGTGGTGCAACTTAAAAAATAACAGAGAGGCTATAAGGTATGGGCTGTGCTTTGGAAGCATGGCCAAGTTGGTTCGATTCCAACCTCTCTGACCAAGAGGGTTGGCGAATCGGCAAACGCAAGAGACTTTGAATCTCTCATAACTGGATCGACACCAGTACCCTCTTCCAATTTAGCGATCGTACAGAACCTCATTGGCCTCATACGCCTTTCGAGATCGGAGCATTACCGATGATCGCAACCAATTTGGGAAGGCTGGGTACGAGTGAACCTAAGAGACTGTAAATCTCCCGCCTAACGGCTGTGAAGGTGCAAATTCCTTCTCTTCCCACCACATACGATGGTGTAGGCCTAATAGGCATAGGGCTATGAGTCTCTCAAACTCAGGGCACGGGTTCGAGTCCCGTCACCATCACCAATTTTGGCGGGATGCGTGCATGGGCACAAACCGGTGTTGAATACCGGGCTGAGGTTACACTCAAGAGTTCGATTCTTTATCCCGCCGCCAGACATGGTGGCAGTCATAATAAGTAGTTAATACCTTCGGCTGTGAACCGGAGGGATGCCGGTGCGAATCCGGTCTGTCACCCCAATTATGGGGGTATGGTGAAACTGGTAGACGCAGGGGATTTAGAATCCCCCGGAGCAATCCGTGAAGGTTCGACTCCTTCTACCCCCACCATTTTAGGCAGGTTAGACAGATGGGAGAGTCACGCACTTTGCTAAAGTGTTCAGGGGTTAAACCCTTGCATGTTCGAGTCATGCACCTGCCGCCACATAGCAGCGTAGCTCAGTGGTAGAGCAGACGACCGATAATCGTCAGGCCGAAAGTTCAAGTCTTTCCGCTGCTACCAGAAGGGTCGGTAGCTCAGTCAGGTCAGAGCAGTAGGCTGTTAACCTACGGGTCGAAGGTTCAAATCCTTCCCGGCCCTCCATACTAACCAGTACCTTAAGGAGAAAACGCAATGAGTACAATTGAAGAAATCAAAGACAAAATGGCAGAAGCCAAGGACTCCGTTGAGGACTCTCTGGAAGACATTGAAGCCAAACTGCGGGAACGCAAAGTGGATTTGGAAATTGAGCTTGACTCAATTAAAGACTCTCTTGGTGAGAAACTTGATGATGCCAAAGAAGAGATCGAAGGTTTTGTGAACAAAATCAAAGCCAACATCAAACCAATTCTGATTGGTGTAGCACTTTTCGCTGGTGGAATTTTTGTAGGTTCACTAAGCTCAATCCTGTAAGGGGGTAAATCATGTCAGTATATTGGAAATCAGGGGCTACTGTGAAGTGGACTGAGCCTCTGATTGGGGCCACGGTTCATTGGTATGGCCTTTATAAATGGAGTGCATTTGACTCAAGTTGGAAAATATTTAACGTAGATTCATTTGACTCCTCATGGCAGATACGTGCTGCGGCTGGATTTGATTCAGCTTGGAAGATTTTTAATACCAACACATTCGATTCATCTTGGAAGATTTATAATTTAGATTCTTTTAACTCTGCATGGAAAATCTTTAATGTTGATTCGTTCGATGCGGCTTGGAAAATCTATAACTTAAATGCTTTCAATTCAAGCTGGAAGATATTTAATCTTGACTCGTTTAATTCCAGTTGGAAGATATTTAATCTTGACTCATTCAATTCGAGTTGGAAAATTTATAATTTAGATTCGTTTAATTCGTCATGGAAAATCTTTAATTCGACAGGGCAAGATTTTAGCTGGAAGATTTTTAACCTTGCTGCGTTCGACTCCAGTTGGAAGTTATACAATCTTGCAGATTTTGATAGTTCGTGGACAGTGATTGGGGTACAGTATGAGCCAATTACTTTAGTCAAAGTGAATCCATTACTTTTTACAATTGATGCGCATCCTTTGATTTTTCAATTCAAATCATTTAATTCAACATTGCCAATAACTACACATACAGTAAAACCAGTTGACTTTTCAATCAGTGCGACTCCGGTAGAGACAGATATCAAAGCCCATCCGGTAGACACTGAGTTTGTAACAACAAAACATAACCATACAAGTGAGGTAATTTAATGGCTGCTGTAATAGAATTTAGACTAACCGGTGGAGGCGCAAACGCTGACCCAGATGCATCTTTAGGTGGTACCATGAGTTCCGTGGAAATCTCAGGAACAGTCATGAACAATCTATTTGATCATGTGGACGAAGATGAGGCTACACCCGGCGACATTGAGTACCGGGCGTTTGATATCTATAACTCCGGTGCCGATCAAGCTGATGATGTCACCCTGTGGATAGATGATGAAACTGCTTCAGGCGATACCGCAATTGATGTGGGTATTGACGCTACAGCTACGCAGGAACTGGCAGATGAAGACACAGCCCCGGACGCACCAGTTGTGACCTTTACCCATCCGACCACTGAGGGTGCCGCTTTAGATTGTGGTGACATTGCTGCCTCTGCTGCGGTTCGTATTTTTGTCAGACGGACAGTAGGCGCTGCTGCGGTCAACCACAACAATGATCTGTGCGGAATAACTGTACGTTTCGCTTAAAGGTGTAAGTTATGCCAGACAAAAACTTTTACCCCGCTGTAGGTCTTCTTGGTGGAACCACGGATGATCTGGATGGGATAGACGGAGCTATTCTACTTGACAATTACAAAAGTTTTACGTTTGACGGTGATGAGCTATTCCTGCATAATCTGGATGCGGCTTCTGGTGCGGGTGAATCAAGCCCCGGCATTATCGCCCCGGACAACAACCCCGGCTCCAAACGTTGGATACTGATTGACAAGTTACGATTAGCAGAAACGGGATCAGAGACATTTAAAATTGGATCAGCCGGTACGCTTGAATACAATCAGAGTTCCCCTGCCGGTACAACCGTGCTGGGTTACAATGGGTATTTTTATGCAACCCGTGTTTATAATGCGTATCTCTCTGACTATGCCGATTTTATTAAATTGGCTGGCCCTGATGCACAGCCCGGCTATTGCTATAAAGCGTCTTGGATAGGCGCAATGAAAGCCGATAAACGCTGTCAGGAAGGAATCTTAGGTATCTCCTCTGACGTGTACGGCATGGCAGTCGGCCAACGAAAAAGCCAAAGACAGGTGCCTCTCGCAGTTGCGGGATGGGTGCTTGCTCACATAGACAATAAGCGTTATCACCCCGGTACGGTGCTGACCAGCAATAAGCATGGTGAGCTTACAAAGATGCGGTGGTATGAAAAGATTATTCATCCAGATAGAATTGTGGCCGTTTACATTGGCAAAGAACCAAACATCATCTGGGGGCCACCGGGAAATGAGGTTGAGGTTAACGGAAGGCATTGGGTAAAGGTAAAATAAAATGGCTCAACAAACATGGACTGACCCTTCTTATGCGGTGACATTCAAGCCAGTTCATGCAGACGAACTGCAAGATGCCATTAATGCATGGGAAGCCGCTTACGGTATTTCGTTAACAACCTTCACGGATGAAGAGCCAACAACGAATACACGGATAGATGCGCTTCTCTTCACAGAAATGCAAGATGCTTTAGATGCTCTCAAGACCTTAATTGGTGAGGGTACATTCACATGGACAGCGGCAGCGGGGTATATATTTGGAAGCATCCCAATGACAGATGGGGGTGATCCGCTGGTTGAAGAAGTCAGAGACAACATGAACTATATACAGAATGGCAAGTGCTATCAATGCCATAACTGTGATACTGATACCTGCGGCTGTGATGCTACATGTGATGGATATGTCTGTAATTGTGATGCCTCCTGTGATGGGAATGTTGACTGTACTTGTAATGCTTCGTGCTTTGGTTATTCAGCATGCTCGTGCAATAGCGCTTGCTACGGAAACGTAAATTGCTCATGCAATAATACCTGTCATGGATATGGGGCATGCTCATGCAACGGCGCTTGTAACAGTCAATCGTGTAAGGCTGATTCATGTAATTGTGACTTTTCATGTCAGGGTCATTCGGCTTGCTCATGCAATAATACATGTTACGGAAACGTAAATTGCTCCTGCAATAGCGCCTGTTTTGGATACTCAGCTTGTAGCTGTGATTCATCTTGTGATGGAAATGTTGACTGTACGTGTGATTCAGTTTGTAACAATGAGGGTGCGTGTTCTTGTGATGTGACGTGCTTTACCGATGTATGTGTTCAATGTCACGTTGCAGCTTATGAGTATCCTTGGACATAAATTTTAAATTAGTGTTAGGAGGGAAACTAAGGTGTGGAATTGGATTAAAGATAAATTTAACAAATTGAAAAGCATCAGTTATGATTGGCTACCGCTATCAGGCATGGTGCTAATTGTCTATATGATTCAGCGAGGATTTTCTGCCATAGCAAAATCAGGTGTGGTGGAAATGAACTTGAAACAAGGAATGGGGATTTTCTTTACAACCGTTTCCTTATCAGTTCTGGCACTTGGCTTTATGAGCGATCGTGTGAAAGCACATTACCTAATAGCCGCTGCCACCTTTGCGGGTGTCTTAGGTATTCTTGGAGCAGCCTTTAACATGTGGCTGTTTGGAATCGGTCTGGGACTCGCAGCCGCAGCAGTTAAGATACTGCCGTTTGCAGTGCCGCTAAAGAATAAGGATAGTGAGATTGACTCATTACGAGTTGCACCACAAGCATCAGCCAAGACTTTCGGAAGTGCCCTTTTCTATTTGCTACTGGCCGCTGTAGTCAAAGCCGCTGGCTTTAGTATGTTCGCAGCAGCAGCAGCCGCACTCTTTGCCTTCTTTGGTACATGGGCTTCGTTCGCAGTTAAAGATCATTCGTTCAAACTTCTATCATGGAGTAAAACGAAGGTTGCGGAATTGCTCAAGACTCCGAAGTGGTGGTACTGGACAGCTTGGCATACGATCATCGGATGCGTGTATTATCTCTGTATCACAAAGGTGATCCCGGCATTCATGACTTTTGGTATGACCAAGATGGAAGCCATTTACGCTTTTGGTATTGCAGCCCTAAGCACAGCGCTACTTCGTTGGCCCGGTGCTTGGTTAGGTACCAAGATCGGATACTGGAGAGCAATGTTGATTGCTGGTGTATGGCAGCTTGCTAATATCTGGCTGTTGATTAATCACCCCATAATTGGGCTACCGTCCTTTTTCATTGGGATTCAACTAAACACTCAAAACTATTGGGCCTGTGCGAAGGAATGGTTCAAAGGCGACAAACTTGGTACCGCAATCGGAATGGCCTTTGTCATAACCTATATCGCTTTGGGCTTCACTTTTGGAAGATGGTAAAATGGAAGTCATTAATCGGGAACAGGAATATAATCTAATCGCTGATCATGCTAACAATCCGATCGTTCACTTTGGATTGCAGGGCAAGAATGTATCATACCTACACGCTGGGCATGCGTGGATGATATCAGAGATTAAACGCTTGCGGCCAGACGCAAAAATAGTCGTAAAGATATTTATGCCAATTCTCGAACTCTTTACCCTGTCAGGTTGGTTAGATGGTGGAGATAGCTTTCACCCAAACTACCTCAAGCCCTATGAGCAAGATGCCCTTTTAGAGTGGTGTACCAACCACGGAATTGACTACGTTTTAGAAATGAGTCTGGAAGAGTTCACACCGTGGCATAATGATAAAGATCGAATGGGCGCAGCAGTCATGCTCCCTCTACATAATTTAGACTTTGATGCGCTTTACAAACCGTTTGATAAAATTGTGGAGAAAGCAGATAAGATTATGCTTGATGATGAATTAGATATTTTTCATAATAAAATGATTGTTGGTCTTTTGCGATCGCATTTGATTGCGGCTCTTTCCGGTGCAGTTGATTATAAAATTAAGGCTTCTGGAAAAAGAGATTTGTATATGAACATGGCCAAGGAATACATTTATAAAACTTATTCCAAGTATGAAGACTATCTTTTAATTGACCCGTACATAGATGAGGACTATGGTGTGCCTGTAAGTAGCTCCCGGCTTCTCATTGATGGTGCCGATGATTTTACCAAAGAGGAAAAGGCTAAAGTCAAAAAGGCAGCCTTGGATTTTTTAGACGACAAAACTGAACCCACTTTTAAATATACACCGAAATGGTTAAAGGGTTTATCATACTCAAAACTCAGCTACCAGCTACCAACTGGCCGTTGGCTGGCAATACGAAAAATTAAGTAAGGAGATATATGATGGAGGGATTATCATCCTGCACCCTTGATTTAACAGAGGGTTGTAACTTAGCGTGTGATTATTGTTTCACACATTCGCAGCATAAATCGAAGCATCTCACAATCGACATGGGAAAGCGGATACTTGATTGGTGGATGCCTCAAACGTCCACTGACAGGCCTCTGAGTGTCACATGGTGGGGTGGGGAGCCATTAATCCGATGGGATACCCTACAAGAGTTGACGTACTATGCTGAGGCCAAGGCCAAAGAGTTAGGTCGAGAGGTTTCTTTTGGTGGTACCACAAACGGTGTTCTTTACACACCAGACAGAGTGAAGTGGTGTCTGGAGCATAAGTCACTGTTTATGATATCTATGGATGGCCTAAGAGATCAACATGACGCTCACCGTTGCTTTAAAAACGGTACTGGCTCATGGGATAAGGTAGTTGAAAATGTGCGTCTGGCCTTAGCGGTTGTACCGTCTACAAAGGTGCGTATGTCGCTGCATGCAGATCACGTTAAAGACTTTTTTAAATCTATAAAATTTATGTTTGAAGATTTGGGATTACAGGAAGCAATTTATTCTCCGGTCTATGAGTCTAATTGGACACCTGAGAATCTTAAAATTGCGGCAGAGCAACTTGCGTTGACTGTAGAGTACCAAGTCGAGCGGGTTAAGAAAGGGTTACCTGCTACAATCAAACACCTTAATGATGAAGCCATTGGTAACGGTGGGCCGAAGTATAATCCATGCGGTGCCGGGACTCATTATATGTCATGGTCAGTAGACGGGTATGGTTTTCCGTGTCACCGATTTAACAAACACGGGTTATCCGCTAACGAAAAAGCAGCGTCACCAACGTGTATCGCTCAACCAAAGGGAGACTCGTTCGAATGGATAAACCGGGACTTCCTTGACGAGTTCGACTTTATCAACGATCCCTGCACAAGCTGTCAGAAGTGCGAGATTTGGGGTGCGGGTAAATCGGGCTGCAACGGCGGGTGCTATGCAACCAATTACGACTTTACGGGTGACATACGTAAACAGCCTAAAGTTGAATGTGCGTTCACCAAAGTCCAGCACGAAGCGGGGTTATTGCTCCGGGCCAAAGCCAAAGAAGCTGGTGTGAGTTTAATGCAGAGTCCTCAACAGCATAAGCCTAAAGGCTGCGTTTGTTTTAACATGTGTTATTCAGAAGGAACCGATAGGGAGATCATCCATTTAGACCGAAGCTCTGAAAGGGCTTGCGTATGCGACCATACAAACTACACGGGTAGTACAGAGGCTCAGGCCCGACCTATTCAGAACCGTTTTGCGGATCGGGAAATACTTACAAAGTTCTTGAACCTGAGTAAACGGATATTGGCTAACCCAGAGGGTGATGAAAAACAGCGTGAACTCTCAAACGACATTTTAAACAAAACGATAAGGATGATAGAAAATGCCAGATTTTGAACGTAAAACAATAGAGGTCAGATATTACAGTGATGATTACGGCCCACATAATTTTGACATGGAAGAAGCCCTACCAACAGGTACGGTACTTTCCTCAGCAACCGTCAAAAGTTATCTTGGCAAAGTCGATAAGGAAGACGCAATCGCTGATCAGACAGAGACAACTTCTGAATTGATTAACGATTCAAAATCCATCGTAATCTCTGATTATATCATTTCTGTTTACTTCGAGTATCCGTCTACCGCAGCTTACAAGAGCGGTCAGAAGCATACGGTTATATTTGAAGTCACCTTGGACAATGGCGCAAAGCACAATTACTACTTTCAGTATGCAAGAGTGTTTTAAGATCATGCGGGATCATTGCGCCTTTGCGAAGTTAAATGGTAGTGGTCGGTGTATAGCTGACTGTCACCGTAACTTAAAGGTGGGTTTTAAACATGACTGCGAAGGAATTACTCGTGAGCGAGAAGAGCATTTAGAAATCGAAGGACGTGAATATCAACTTGGGGGGAGATTTAAAAAGAATCATGGAACTAAACTATAGCAGCATACCAACGTTCGCACAGATACATGCAGATGATCGGAAGTACTTATTCTGCCGGGGGCCAGTAGGCTCTGGAAAATCATCTGGTTGTATTTGGCAGATCGTCTTAAACGCCATGAAGCAAAAGGTTTGGTATGACAACACACGGTTCAGTCGGTACGCAATCATACGAGCATCGTACCCGGCGTTGAAATCGACCGTCATTAAATCATGGAAGAACTGGTTTAAGGGCATGGTCAATATAGTGTACGATACACCTATCCGTGGAGAGCTACGGTTCCCGCACCCTGACGGGGAATCGCTGGTTGACATTGAGTTGGTCTTTATCGCTCTCGACCGTGAGGACGATGTCAACAAATTACAATCCTTGGAGTTAACTGGCATGCATATCAATGAGTGTGCTGAGATTCCAAGAGGCATCCATCAGATGTCCAAGTCTCGTATTAACCGGTTCCCACAAGAGCCGGGTGATGAATCATTAAGACCTGTATCACCATTTATTATTTGTGATTACAACTCCGTTGATACTTCGCATTGGCTTTACACTATTGCAGAAGAAGAGAAGCCACCGAAGCATGGTTTCTACCATCAGCCGTCAGCACTGCTTCTGGTAGCCAACAACGATCCAAGGATTGACTCTAAGGAGCCAATTGTTGATGTTGCTGGGAACCATTATATAATCAACTACGAAGCCGATAATGTTAGAAACGTACCTGACGATTACTACCAAGATCAGGTATACGGAGCCAGACCAGATTGGGTCAACATTATGATCCTGAACAACTATGGTCTGATGCAGAGTGGGCGGCCAGTGTACCCAGAGTTTGATGATAATATTCATACAGCAAAGAATATTCACAAACCTCTTAAGGGTGTGCCACTGGTAATCGGAATGGACTTGGGCCTAACACCCGCTGCCTGTATAACGCAGCTTACGCCGATGGGAGAAGTTCTGGTACTGGACGAGTTGGTAACAGAGGACTGTTCAATTGAGAAGTTCTGTGAAGACCATCTTAAACCGTATCTCAAGAATAACTACAAAGGCTTTGCGTACCAATTGATTGTTGATCCTTCAGCCACGAAACGGTCAGACAATGATATGCGTTCAGCGTGTGAAGTCATTAAGGCGGCTGGCCTACCGTATCGTACCGGGCTGACAAATAACTGGACAAAGCGTAAGGAATCTGTGGTACACGTTTTGCGTAAATTAAAGGGCTTCATTTTAAATCCAACTTGTGAGGTATTACGAAAAGGATTTATCAGTGAGTACCATTTTGAAAAGAAGCGTGTTGCCATTTCAGCAGGGAACTCCGATCCAAAGTTCCACGAAAAAGCAGATAAGAATATTTACTCACACGTTCATGATGCTTTACAGTATGCGGTCATGGAATTGACAGGGGGGAGAACAGCTAAGGGCCGTAAGAAGCTCAAGGCCAAGCATACTGAGACACCCACTAATATGCCAGCAGATAGTGATGCCGGTTACTAAAAGAGGACGTTATGCCTAAAGATAATCCAGAAGCATATAAAGACGATTTTGATGGTGCCTTTGATGAAATCGAAACCGCTGAAAAAGACGGTACCGGCATGGATGGTATTATCGAAATGGAGAAATACAGAACTCCATTAGGTTCTAACCTGCTGTCTATGTTTGGTGAGTTTGAGCGTGACAAGAGGCTCACAGAAGAGCGGTGGATTAAAGACCTTCGCCAATACCGGGGAGAGTATGACCCGGAAGTGTTGGCCAAACTTCATCCGAAACGATCTAAGGCTTTCTTAAGTCTAACTCGAACTAAGACGAAGACAGTCGCAGCAAGGGAAACTGACTTGCTCTTTCCCGCTAACGGCGATAAGAACTGGTCTATCAGTCCGTCACCGATCCCTGAGCTACTGCCAGAGGTCATTGAATCCATCATGCTGCAATACCAAGAGCAGACCGGTGAGGAGCCTACGGAAGAGTTGATCCGAAAGTTCATCAATGAAGAGGCAGAGTTGCGTAGCCGTAACATGGAACAAGAAATGCACGACCAGCTTAGTGAGTTGAAATACCGCTGGATTATCCGTCAAACGATTTTCGATGGAAACCTGTACGGAACAGGTATCCTGAAAGGCCCACTGGCCAAGACGGTCACATCGAAACGTTGGTTACCTAATCAGGAAACCGGCGAATGGGTAACCATTGAAATGAAGAAGCTGACTCCATACTGTGAAAACGTATCAGTATGGGACGTGTATCCTGACATGTCTGCACGCCAACCGGATGAAATGAGAGGAGCGTTTCAACGTTATGTCATGAACCGGCATAAGGTGGAAGAGTTAGGCCAGAGAGACGACTTCAATGGCGCAGCAATCAACGCATACCTCCGACAGTATCCTGATGGTGATGCAGAGTTAAAGACCTTTGAGAACGATCTGAGGGGTCTTAATAACACATCTATATCCCAGACGTGGAGTGACAAGCATGAGTCGAGTGGCCCCGGCGTGATTGGCCGTAAAGGAAAATACGAGCTAAAAGAGTATTGGGGATTCTTGAGCGCTGACAAACTCCGTGATGCCGGTGTAGATATTCCAGACGAGTTTCAACTGGAAGTCGCAGCAAACGTTTGGATTTTGGGTGACATTATAATTAAGGCAAATGTCTCTCATATCGAAGGCGTGACACTGCCGTACCATTTCTATTACTATGATAAAGACGATACCAGCCTTTGGGGAGAAGGTATCCCCAGCATTATGCGACAAGCGCAAAAGTTATTTAATGCGTCTGTCAGAGCAATGCTTGACAATGCTGCTATCTCAGCCGGGCCTATCATTGAGGCCAATACCGATCTGCTTGATGTAAACGAAGACCCAAAAGATTTATATCCGTTTAGAGTCTTCCTGCGGGACGGTACTGGAACTGATGCAACCGCTCAGGCCATACGGGTCTATAGTCTACCTTCATACACCAATGAGTTCATGGCGATGATTAATTTCTTCATGAGCGCAACGGATGAAGTAACGGCTATTCCACGGTACATGTACGGCGACAGCCAGAACGTAGGCGGCGCAGGTAAGACGGCTTCCGGGCTTTCAATGCTTATGGGTGCAGCCAATGTAACCGTGAAGGATCAGATTAAAAACTTTGATGATGGTATTACCCTACCTTTTATTAAAGGGCTTTACTTCTGGAACATGGAGTTTAATCCGAAGGAAAATATCAAGGGTGATTATCAGGTCATGGCAAAGGGTAGTACTTCGCTAATCGCAAGAGAAGTAAAAGCGGAGTCACTTATCACTTTTATGAATGTAACCAACAACCCGACCGACCTTATGTATACCAAACGGGACAACGTCCTTCGAGAGTATACCAAGGTTCTTGATCTGGACGACATGGACTTGATCAAAGACCCGAACTCTGTCAAGATTGAAGAGAAGAGTCGAGCCGAAGCAGCCGCAGCCGATGCACAGTTCGAGAAGGATTTGGCAATGCTTAAAGCTCAGTCAGGTGGTCACGTAAGTAATGATCCGGGCGCAGCGGGAGATACCAATAACGCTGGCCCCGGCAACCAGAAGGATTTGAGTACCGGCGGGGGCACAGAGATTAAGCCCAACAATGGTAACCCAACCGCATCTGCACAGTAAGGAGGGACTATGCAACAACGGAAAACGGTAATGGCTGAATGCAAGGAGTTTGCCCAGACAGACGCAGCCCGTGCATTTCGTAAACTGGTCGGTGTTTGGATAGCCGACCTTCGGGAAAAGAACGATACAGCGGAGCAAGACGAGTTCTTAAAAAATCAAGGCGCAATCAGGGAACTCAAACTGATGCACAAGGGGATTGGCCCCAAAGTCCAAGTCACTGAATATGACGGTGCCTTCGGAGAATAATCAGACAGGAGGGAACCTGTCAAGTAATGCCCCTGCCCTGCAAAGGCTACGGGGATACGTTAGGAGACACTATGATTACATTAGATCAAAAAGCACGAATAGAAGAGTTAGAGGCAATCGAAACTTTAAAGGCTGATGAAGCCGAAGAGTTAAAAACACTGAAAGCTCTTGAACCCGATGATCCTAATCAGGATGAATTTGATGCCGGTTGGGACGAACTGGAAGGTAAGAAAGTTACCAAACCACTTGATGAAACAGATGCTGATCAGGAAGCTCAGTTAGCAAAGAATGAAGAAACGGATGCCAAAGCTAAAGCGAAAGCGGAAGCAGACGCACTGGCAAAAGAGTCTCAGTCCACTGATTCTGGTGACACAGACGGTGACATTCTTAACACCGCCCAAGCTGACCCCGATAAGACGCTTGATAGTGATGGTAAGAAAATCACCCCTGATCCCCGTGACGCAGAGATTACAGCGCTGAAAGATGCACAGTCAGCGCAAGAGCAGAAGATGCGCTCGTGGGACGGCAGGATTAAAGCTGCGGAGAAGCGTGCAGCAGAGGCTGAACAAAAGCTCAAAGACGCAGAGGCTAAGGGAAAAGATAGTACATCGGAAGTCTCCCCTGATATTGATGATGCTGAGTTGAGTGTTTTCTTCAAAGAATATCCTGATTTGGAAGGCCCAATGAAAAAGGTAGCGGAGAAGTTAGCTACCAAGATTTTCAATGACAAGATTGGCGACAAGATTGAAACGCTGGAAGAGAACCAAGGAGCAGCGCAGGAAACTGCACAGGTAGAGGCTGATAGGATTCACATGGCCGCTATCAATACAGCCCACTCTGATTGGCAGAAGATTTATGACTCAGGGGCGCTGGAAACTTGGATCAAACGACAGCCTGAATACTTGCAGCCCAGATTGCATGAGATTCTAAAAAAGGGTTCCGCATCAGAGGTTATCGGTATGTTTGACAGTTATAAACGTGCCGCTGGCAAAGGCAAAGAAACCACAACCAATTCTGCAAGTTCTGAGGAGAAGAAGGCTAAGGCCGCAGCGATCGAAGCAGTACCTGCCAGCACCGCTGGCGCTAAGAAGGGTGCTGTTAAAATCACTAAGGACGACTTCGATGGAGCTTGGGACGAGTTAGAGAAAAAAGACGAAAAGCAGAAGTAAACTATTTAAGGAGACACCATTATGAGTCAAGTCATTTATGGAGATATTAGCCCCCGTACCGCAGCATACGTTGTCAGAGAACTTCTGAAACGTGGAATGCCGGTACTTGTTTTTGAGAAGTTCGGTCAGTCGAAACCGCTTCCTAAAAACTCGACAAAAACAGTATCGTTCAGACGGTACTTCCTGAAAGACGCCGCTCTTTCGACCTTTACACCGGCAGCGTATTTCTCCACCGACAACTTCGATCCGACCCAGAAGCAACTGACAGAGGGTGTAACGCCTTCCGCAACCGCTCTGAGTAAACAGGATGTTACCGCTACGCTCGTGCAGTACGGCGACCGGGTGGAAATTTCTGACGTGGTCATGGACACTCACGAAGACCCCGTTCTTCAAGAGGCCATCGAAGTCCTTGGTGAGCAAGCACCGATCATTCTGGAATCCGCACGTTTCAACGTTCTAAAAGCGGGAACCAACGTGATCTATGCGAATGGTACAGCACGTACCGATGTTAACACCGTTCTGGCACTGGCCGACCTTCGCCGGGCAGAGCGTTCTCTTGAGCGGCAGCTTGCTAAGCCGATCATGAGTATGGTTCGTTCGACTCCGTCTTACGGGACAGAGGCGATCCTACCGGCCTTCGTAGGCGTGTGTCATACCGACATGCGTTACAATCTTGAGAAGCTGACGACCTTCGTGTCACCGGCTGACTACGGTAGCGTTTCACCGTGGGACAACGAGATTGGTGCGATTGGTAAAATCCGCTTTGTCGCCTCTACACTCGTAGAGCCGTGGCGAGGTGGTGGTGCAAGCTCCGGTTCTAACGTCCTTGAGACGGGTGGAATCGCAGACGTGTATCCGATCCTAATCTTTGCAAAAGACGCTTATGGTCTGGTTCCGCTGAAAGGCAAAGCCGCCATTACGCCGATGATCGTGAACGCAAAACCTTCGGATTCCGATCCGCTGGCACAGCGTAATCACGCATCTTGGAAGTCGATGCAAACGACCATCATCCTGAACGACTCATGGATGACCCGGATCGAAGTTGCAATCTCAGACGATGATGCCCTGACCTAAAGATCGGTTTAGGCTAATTGTCTTGGTAGTAATTAGTATAGTGGTTTGGGTCGGGACTCCCTCCCCCGGCCCTCTCCACTTTAAAAATAAGAGAGGGATAATGTGAGGGCTAACCTGTTACCCAGCAGAGATCAAGGAGATATAATTATGAGTAAAACAAATTTATGGAGTTGGAAAGATTCCGAAATTCAAGGTGAACTGGATCGTCTCAGTATCAAACTTGAGAAGTACAATCGTAAAGCAGCAATTGACGCAATCAAACTGGCCGCAGTTAAAGGTGAAGTGGAGGAAACCCAAGAGCATGTGCAGGAGTTGAAAGACAAGGGCATTGATCTTAGAAAGGTTATCTTTCATTCCATCGGAGAGCAAGACATACCGTATGTCTTCGTAGGCCATAACGGACGTGGCTTTTACATTCCCAAAGAGATCGAAGTCGAAGTTCCGAAGTACATTCTCGATTCATGTATTAAGGATGCGGTTGAGGATCGTCTCTATCCCGCTACCATGATGGACGGTAGCATCGAATGGAAGTCACGAAAAGTCCAACGTTACCCTTACAGTTACGTTGACTAATCGGAGGAGAAATGGCTGAGACTTATCAAAGCATAATTGATAAAGCTGAAATCATACTACAGGATGAGGATTCGGATCAAACAACCCGGCGCTGGACAGAAGCTGAGATGTTAGGTTGGGTCAAAGATGGTGAGACGGAAATCGCTAAACTTAAAACCGATTCTTATCCTGTGGTTGAAGCCGTGGCTTTAGCAGCAGGTTCGCAACAATCCCTACCTACACGAGCAGTGATGCTTCTTGACGTGCTGAGTAATATGGGCACAGATGGATTAACTCGTGGAGATGTGGTAGAGGTAGTTGATAAGAAGTTGATGAACGCTATCAATCCGGGCTGGATGGCTGACACGGCCAATGCAGTAGTTACGCATGTTATATATGATTCCAAACGGGCACCGAAACTCTTTTGGGTGTATCCGAAATCAACAGGTACAAATTACCTTGAGGTCATGACCGGGAAGCTGCCTGACAATGGTTCAAAAGTTATTGGTGACGACATTATGATGGAAGACGAGTATGCCAATAGCCTATTGCATTATTGCTTGGCTTTATGTTTTTCAAAAGATACTGATATTGAAAACAGCTTTCTACGCACAAAGGGACACATGGATATCTTCTTAGAGAGCCTTGGCCGTAAGGAAGGCGCAGAGGAGATTTATAGTCCAAAGAAAAATAGGGAGACTGACTAATGGCACATACCACAGCAATCACAGAATTGAAACAACTGATCAAGCCAGACGTTTTGTCATGCCCTGATCCGATCGTTCAGCGTGAAGTAGTCACAGTCATTCTGGACTTCTGTAAGAAGACAAATATCCTACAGCGAGAGTTTGAGTTGGATATTGACGAAGACGATATTGATGATGATATCCAAGATTGTATCGACTTCGACATATCTGAATTTTGTCTGAACCTTCGCCCGGTAACTCTTCTTGAGATCATGATTGACGGAGAGCGCTATGTACCTTACAAGCGTAACATACGTAACACCCTGACGAATTGGGAGCAAACCAATACTGGTGCAGGTAGTGTTATTGCAAATGATAATCGGTTTAAGTTCTTTTGGATTCCAAACAATCATACCATACGAGTCTTTGATATGGCTGACGACATGAGTACAATCTATTTTAAACTGTCTTTAAAGCCCCTGAGAGACGCTACAACGATCGACACCGATCTATTTGAGGATTGGTCAGAGGCTTTCGTAGCTGGTGCAAAGTTTCGTATCCTTAAGATGCCGGGTCAAGTCTGGACAGATGGGCCTTCGGCTGGTGACTATCGTAGAGAGTATCGAAAGTATGTATCGAATGCAACCAAACATGCAATGTCTGGTGGTACCTCAACTCACCAAGAAACAATCAAATGGAAAGAATTTTCGGGAGGCGTATAAATCATGGCCGACTTAGCCGTTCAAATAACAAACAATGCCACCGGGCAATTAGACGCTGGCATATCCGCTGCTGCGCTTACGCTAACAATGAAGGTTGGTGAAGGTGCAGAGTTTCCGTCAACCGCTGGTGACAATTACTTCTACGTCACTCTTCAAAAGGCAGATGGTAATTGGGAAATTGTAAAAGTCACAACTCGTACCGCTGACGTGTTCGATGTGATCGTCCGTAATCAAGACTCTTCAACAGGTGCAGCACAAGCCTTCACTGCAAATGATATTGTCAGTCTACGGCCATGCGCTCAGATTATTGAAGACATGATCACCGAAATTGTTTCACATCAGATTCAACTCTATGCTCCGGTCGGAACCAAGATGTACTTCTATTGTGATGATGGAGACGTGCCTGATGGGTGGACGTATGATGCTGGTGTTGCTGATGTTGTCCTTGCTATAAAGGGTGGATCAGACGACTACAACGTAGCCGGTGGGCAAGTAGTTGGTGATTGGGATCAAGGGACTCACGTTCATGCTATGAATGACCATACGCATACAACCCCTGATCACATATTAACTGAAGCTGAAATGCCCAGCCATACACATACAACCAACTCAAACGGCGGCCATAATCATGATCTGTCCCGGCGAACAGGAAATCCCGGCTCGTCTACCAACGCAGCAGTTGAGGGTGGCGAGGGTGATTCTCATCCCATTGATCAAAGTGGCCACGTAAGTACGGAAGGCGCACATACACATACAGCCCTTGCCGCAGGTAGCGGGGATGCGCATAATCATGGTGCAACTGGATTGAGTGGTACGGCTGATGGTGGCGCAAGTCAGACTCCAGCCACGTACCGGCCAGAGGCAGCCAATGGTGTTATTGCAACAAAAGATTAATCTTAACTTTGGGAGGGAAACCAAATGACAGGAACATGCTACATCAAATGTCCGTGGTGGAAAAAGTATAAAGAAAAGTGTCCTAATTTTATTAAGACAACTTGGAGGCCGGGTGGTGGAGGCCAGCCAGAGACGATTGACGACTGCGCACCCAAACGATCCACGCTAATGCTCATGGTTGTATTAGAGCGCTTAGAGGGTCAACAGACCGCCGCCAATAAAGAACGCAACCGTCAGAACACCAATATCAAATTAATGGTTGCACACATTGGGCAACTTTCGGACGGCAACCCAATGCCTAAATTAACTTATGACGCAGAAGCAGAGGTACTTCAAATTGAAGATAACAATAAATAATTTTGAAGGTACGCAACCAAAATTAGCTACGCATTTACTCAAGGATACTCAGGCACAGATAGCTCAGAATGTCCGGGTGGAGAAGAGTGACCTGCGTGCATGGAATAGAAATGACGTGCAGCAGATTATTGCTGCGGCTGCGTATAAATCTCTTCATAGATATACAGAAGGCATCAATTCAAATTGGTTATACTCTGTGAATGATCTGGATTACGCAGAGTCACCAATCGCCTCTGATCAATTCGAGAGACTTTACTATACGGGCGAGGCCGAACCCCGTGCGCATGTGAATGATATTGACAGCGCACCGTTCGATCAGACCACAGACTATTATAAGTTTGGCCCTGCTGTTCCGGTTGATACTGGAACTTGGGGCTTTGTCTCAGGACATGATGGTGGATCAGAGTTTCGAGCGTATGTCTACACGTACGTTTCAAGATACGGTGAGGAAACTGGCCCGATTAAAACTCTCCTTTCAACCGCTGTTTATAACACGGGTGATGTTATCATTGAAGACTTCACGCAGCCACCCGCAGGATTTGGACTTCGCTCTACGGTCGATGGTGAAATTCCGTACGTCCGTGTCTATCGCACGAACTCATCCGTGACCGGAGCAGAATTTCAGTACGTTGGAGAGTTCAACGCAACCACGCATACCTTTGGCACAGACACGTTTACAGACGATGTGGACGATGCTGATCTTGGAGAGGTTCTACCCACAGAGCTTTATGAAGGTATCCCAGCAGGTATCAAAGGCCTAATCGGTTTGACCAATGGAATCTTCGCTGGCTTCGTAGGGAATAGCGTGTATTACTCTGAGCAGTATTTGCCCCACGCATGGCCTGATGAATACGCCATGACTTTTGATTATAATGTTGTAGCGCTTGGCAGCTTCGGAACAACACTGGTAGTTTTGACAGAAGGTGTGGCATACCTTATAACAGGTGAGACTCCTGCCACTTTGCGAAAGCAAAGGGTACCGGGTTTCTATCCTTGTGTTTCAAAACGCAGTACCGTTTCGACTGTTGGTGGTGTGATTTATGCTTCTAACGAAGGCCTGATTAAAATCAATTATGACGGCCCAACGGTTGTTACCTTTAAATATTTAACACCAGTTGAATGGAATGAGTACACGCCGACAACATTACATGGCGGGTATTTCAATGGCAAGTACTTTGCTTCTGTCAATACAGACGAAACCTTCATGCTTGATATGGAGAACGATACCTTCACAACGGTGAATGAATTTTACCATACCTTTTATCGGTCAAAGGATTCAGGTGCATTCTTTAAAGTCTTCACCAATCCCATTACGTCTGCCGTTGCTATTGAAGAGTGGGAAGGCGACCTATTCAATTTCATGTACTATACATGGAAGTCAAAACGTTTTCTACTTCCAATGGATATGGGATTTACATGTGCGCAGGTTGAAGTTGATTCTGAAACATACGCAGACTTGGTTGATCAGATGGAAGAGAATGATTACCTTGCCACATTAAATGCGGCTATCTTTGCAGCGGGTGATTTGGAAGATACCTTTAATTACGGTGATGGGGCTGAGCCAACACCTGTTGTTCAGCTACAACCTGACAATAGCGACAAGGACATGTCCTTCAACGTCACCCGGTTTAATGGTAGTAATTTAATTGACCTTAATCTGATTGAGATATCTAACATCATTAAATTCACGTACTATGTAAATGGTACAATGGTTATGCAAAAGAACATCACAACCAATAACCCATTTCGTTTGCCTCCAAAACATGGTCGCAACGTAGAGGTTCAATTGCAAGGCTACATTCCTGTACGTGGTTTTTCAATTGCTCAATCAATGAAGGAACTCAACTAATGGCACAGCCGATCTTTGAAACAATCTATGAGGTACCACAGGATGCGAAGTATTCAATGTGGTCAATTCTGGATTCATTAAAAAAGGTGGTTGAGAAGATTATATCTCGTTACGCTATGAACGGATCGCTATGGACGTATACGGGGTTGCTGAACTCGTGGCAGAATTATGGTGATCCCTATCAGGGTGCCGCTTATCGAAAGGACTCCGCTGAGATGGTTCATCTATCCGGTGGAGTCAAAGACGGAACGCCGGGGGCAACGAGTGTTGTCTTTGAGCTTCCAACCGGATGCAGACCAAGTGCAACCTTACGGTTTGTGGTGTCTTCGGATAGTGCAACAGACCCGGCCCACGTTGAAATAAATGTGAATGGGCAGGTGATCATTGTAGCTGGATCAGCCACACTGACCTCATTGGCTGGCGTAAGTTTTAGGGCAGAAACCAATGGATGATAAACAAGTTTAATATTCAGGTGGGGGTTGCGCCGATAGGCTCCCCACCAAAATTAGGAGGGGGCAACATGGATGGATTAGAATTTACTTTGTATCAAAAGATTGACGGTGTACCCACAATGAGGGATAGCGATATCGCCCGGCTTTACCAACGTACGGAAAGTGCCGGTGTTACCCGTTTAATGTTTGACGATGGAACCATAACGAATGCACGAGAGTTCGTTGATCACGTAACCGATTTTCGTACAATCTTTTTCAAAATATCGTTAACGGATAAAACGGGTTTGGGTAAAACCGAAACAGGTACAGTGGGATACTTCTGGCTGAACAGATTAGAGGCTACCCACGCATATTGTCACTTCATGAGCTTCCCCGAATATTGGGGCGACCACTGGCGAAACGTGGAGATCGGTCAGGAAGCAATGAAGATTTGTTTGAAGGAATTTCCGATGATCATGGGCATGCTTCCCACGACCAACGAGATTGCGATCACGTATTTAATGGACGTTGGCCTGAACGTTGTAGGCCGAATCCCAAATCTTATATGGAGTGAGTCACTCCAAAAGCCCGTAGAGGGCATGATGCTTTACACCACAATGGAGGATTACGAATGAAGGTCTATACCAAAATTGTAATAGACATGGAGAAAGGTTCAGTCATTGAGACTGAGTGCTTCAACTACACCGGCCCGATTGCCTTATGTAAAGGTGGGTCTGCTCCAGAGGTTGATAAGAAATACAACGCTGGCATGCTGGCTATCTCAGAGAAGCAGCAAGGTATCGCTGACGAGATGTTCAACTTCTTTAAGCATGGCGTGTCATACAATCCTTATGATGAAAAAACAGGTGAGTTAACGGAACGTGCGCAGCGTGAGGGGTACGATCCCGAAGCAGTTATCTCAGAAGCAGAGCTTACACAGCAACAGTTTTCTGCACAGTCAGAGCTTATCCCGTTTGAAGTTGAGGCCCAGAAAGATAGGTTCGCTACGCAAAAGGAACGTGGTGGAGTTATACGATCCATCTATAAGGAGGCTCTCTCAGGAGTCGATGTAGAGGGTAGGGTGTCAGAGCATAGAGCAGGAGTGCAACAGGCCTTCGCTAAAGAAGGTGAGATTGCCACACGTAACCTATCCCGCTTTGGTATTGATCCCGGCTCAGGTCGTGGTATTGCAGCCTTCGCTAATGTTGGTTTGGAGAAAGCCAAGGCAACTGCATTAGGTGAAACTCAAATCCGCAGAGGCGCTGAGTCTGAGGACTTCGCACGGAAAACACAGGCAGCCGGTCTGCCAATATAAGGAGAGAGCAATCATGGCAACAAACTTTATCGGACGATCGCAAGGTGGTGGTTACGCTGCCAAGGCTACAGAAGCATTGGGTCAGGCGGCAGCATCATTTTCAAAACAGGACAGAATTATTAAACCGGGTGAAGAGGGCAAAGACATTGGTGGTGCGCTACAGGGCATTGCTGGTGGTGCCGCAACCGGTGCAATGATCGGTGGCCCTTGGGGTGCCGTAATCGGTGGAGCCGTTGGATTAGGCGGCTACCTACTATCTTAAGGAGAGGAAATAATTATGGCAGCAATCGTATTACCACAAAGGGAAAGTGCGGGTGACCGCTTTAATAGAGGGCTGGGCGCTATAGCTGGTGTCGTGGGGCAACTCAAAGATCAGCAGACCGCAGCAGCACAAGAAGCCAGAACTGCGGAAACGCATGAAGCCACTATCGAAGGGAAAGGTATTTCCAACGAAGCGGCGCAATTAGAACTTGATCAGGCACGAGAGGACATTGTTATCAAAGGTCACCAAGATGAATTTGATAAGCAAAATCTCATTGCACAAGAGTCAGGTATCCCGTACAAACCATCGTTCCAAGACTTTACACCAGAGAAGGCCAGAGCTTTCAGTGATTGGCAGGTTGGTCAAATGGCCAAAGATGTTACACTGACAGAAGGTTCTATGAAGCTCCACAAGGCACAGGCTTCTGAGCAGTTTGCTGGTATTCAAAAGGAATGGCAGGGTGCCGTGGCAGCTATGTCTGGTGAAGTTAAAGATTATGGTACCATGCTTGGTCACCTTGAGAAAGGTTACGAGATGCATAATGATGGTGCCGATCTTGTCTTCAATGATGATAAAACCGGGTACTCAGTTACAACTGCTGATGGTGGTAAAATCGAAATGAAGTTTGATTCAACCGATGCAATGTTTGAGGACTTCACTACGAAGATGTCTAACTTCCAAGGTGAGGAAGGTCAACAAAATTATTTTAAACAGTACATCAAAGATTTTGAAGACCGGAAGAAACGAAACGCAGACGGTATCTTGGAATCCAAATACTATACCAACGCAAGAGGCGAGGAAGTACAGGCCGCATGGCTGGAAGGCGCAGATGGTAAACGCTCTTTAAAGATTCGTATGTGGGGGCCGAACGGTGAGGACATGGGTATTATCACTGAAGAGGCTTTTCTTGCTGGACGTTTTAAAAGTGTTGGTCAACGCAAAGGTGAGGCTGACATTGGTAAAGTCAAAGCCGAAGCAGCAAAGGCCAGAAAGGTTGGCTCAGCAGAAACCCGGAAGGGTTGGTCACCAGAGCGTAAGCTGGCAGCAGACCTTGCTGAAACCATCAAAGCGTTTGACGGTAATGTGGATAAGGCTATGCGTATGGTACAGAAAGCCAAGAACGCTAAGAACCTATTGGCCGCTCAGAAGATTGCGACTGACCAATTATTCTTAGAGCCTAACACACCAGAGTACGATGCTTTCATGAAGGCCGTTACAACTTCCATCCCAAAGCAAAAGCCGAAGACCATTGGTTTTCAGGGTAGCGGTGGAGATGTTGATGCAGCCGAATCAGCAGCAAAAACTAAAATTGGTACAGCAGCAAAGACTAAAACCGGTACGCCACCCAAAGACTACCCAGACGCAAAACAAGCGCCTGATGGAAAATGGTATGTCAAAAAGGATGGAGATTATTTTAGAGTAAAACCCTAACCTAAAGAGGAGTCGTAATGACATTAGAACGAATTGAATACGACCCGTTTTCAGAAGAAGAGGATGATGAGAATCTTGTCCGTATAGATTTTGATCCTTTCAAGGAAACGGAAGAGGCAACCCAAATGCCAGCAGTGCAGGAGGGTGATCACCAGATGGACGCACCAAAACCAGTTGGTCAGATTGCTAAAGCAAAAGAGCTTGGCAAACAACTTAAAGCAGAAGTCGTTGGCTCCGTGGGAGACTTCATGCGTAGCCGGGCCGGTATAGAAGAGGCTCGTGACGTACATGATATGATGAAGACCTTTCAGGACGAGAAGGAAGACCCTCAAGTCCGGTTGGCCAATGATCCCCTAAATATTGACCCCGATAGTCCTATGGGAAACATAGCGCTACGTAAACGCTATGGTAGGTTCCTGAATGAGTATAAGGAACGCACGGGCATGGAAACGCCGAAGCATATTAAAGATGCGTATCGGATTGCCATTGCTCAAGAGCATTCCCAAAAGCTCAGGGATTACTATACCGACCTATCCGAACAATACCCTGATACAGAAGCAACTGATATATACACCAATCCAGTAGCAAACCTTTTCGAGAAGGCGCTAAAAGGACTCACCCGTTCTGCGCCTATCATGGCTGCTACCATTGTAAATCCAGTTCTGGGTTTAGCTGTTGGTGCAGTACAGATGCATGGCCAGAAGTTTACTGATTACCGGAAGGAAGGTATCAAGGCTTCGGACGCTGATGCAGCCGCCAGACTATATTCATTGCCAGCCGCAGCGCTGGAGGTAGCTGGTAACATAATCGGTATCAAAGCCTTTAAGACTGTCTTCTCCACAGCCGCAACCAAAATGGCTATCCCTGCAATCATACAAAAAAAGGGTGGAGCGATCCTACAGAATATGGCAGCAGAAGGTATTGAAGAGTTGGCACAGGGTGAGTGGGAAGTAGTTGCTGATGTTATGGCTGAAATGCCAGAGGCAAACGCAGAGGACTCCATGACGGAGATTGTGGAACGTTTGAAGTCCAGTGAACAATGGGCCAAACGTTGGGAGAGTTTTTCAGTTGGTGCAGCCGGTGGACTTATCCCCGGTGGTGCGGCAGCCGTTATTAAAGCTCCCGGTCAGATTGCTGGTCAGACTGTCAAAGCCGTTAAGAATATTCTGGAGCCTTCGCCTGAGCAACTGGCTATGGCAAAGAATCCACTGATTGAGAAAAAGGATTTTGATCCAGAAGCTGAAACTGAACTTGTGGACGATGATGATGTAATAACCAAAGTCGAGTCAGGGACGCAACTCTCAACAGATACTTCCAATCAGGAACGATCCACTTCTATTAGAACAGAAGAGACACAGCAAGAGCGTCTGGCTGCTGTCAAAGAGATCAATAACCAAAGGGCCGCAGCAGTGGCCGCAAAGGAAGAGGCACGTCTTGAGCAGGAGCAAAAGGCAGCGGCACAGTTCGAGCAAGATCAAAGAGTCGCCCGATCACAACAGCGCTCACAGTACGTTGAGAAGGTATCAACCACTGAGGGTCTATTTGAAGAGTCTGGAAGGCTGGATGCTAAACCGATTAACGATGCCCGGAAAGCATTGGTCACGGAAGAGGATAGTATCAAAAAGCTGAAGAGTCTTGAGTATGATCTAAAAAATGATAAGGACTTGAAAGAGAAACCTTATGAGTATCAGATTACAGCCGATGCATTAGCTGAGCGTGTGCGGGATCGTGTTGGTGCTTTGGAGCAAGCCGAAGAGGGCAAGAAATATGCTGACGAAAATCGGAAGTTCCAAGAGCTACAGATAAAGGAAGCCCAAGAAGCCGAAGAGACAGAGGCCAAGAAAACCGAAGTAGCGGCAAAAAAGGAAGGTGCCCCTACCCTTGAGCCTGTCTCTAAGGAAGCCACTGGTGACCTGTTCACAGAGTTTGATGAAGTTGAGGAGCCAGCCGCTAAGAAACCAGCAGAGAAGAAACCAGAGCCACAACGGATGATGCGGTTTAAAGGTGCGAGAGCCAGAGCCAGAGAGAAGCAGCTTGGTCTAACCAAAATTCAGATAGCAAAGCGGGATGCTGAAAGGCGTATCCCACCGAAGGCTCCTAAAGTTCAAGCCCCACCGAAGGACTTAAAGGCCGCTATCAAATTCCCTGATGGTACGGTTCTGGAAGGATCGTCTCATTTTGATATCATCAATACGGCTGACCTAACGCTGGCGCAGAATGAAGCCATTGCATTGAAGAAAGCAACCAGCGGGTTTATCAGTCAGGGTGATGGGTTTCTCACAAGCGAGGCGGCCACAACAAAATACGGGGTTACCAAATCGGCTGATTTACCCGGCCAACGTCAGAAGCGAGTTCCCGTTAAACCGTTAACGGATAAAGCCGAAGCCCCCAAAAAATTGAAGACCAAGATCGAAGCACGCATTAAGGAAAAGGAAAAGCTGAATCTTGGTAAAGTTACCGTTGTCGAGCAGATAAGCGATTTGCCTAAAGCCGAACAAACCGCAGAGGTACGCTCAGGCGCTATACAAGGATTCTGGTCACCCACTGATAATACAACCTATATTATTGCGGGTGCGCACACAGACTTTGTAGAGGCGCTGGATACTCTATGGCACGAGTCCGGGCATAATACATTTCAGAATCTGGCAGCCGCTGGTAAGCTGAGCGCTGACTTTAAACAGATCACTGATATGATCAAAGCCAGATATCCCACAGAGGTCAAGTCCTTTAGGGATGGTGGTTATGCAACGGATGAACTGGCCGCTGAAGAGGTACTGGTTAACCTGTTTGAAAAGAAACGGGGTACGCCTATCAAGATGCGTGTCCGGGGATTCCTGCGCCGGTTAGCTAAGGCTCTGGGTTTCAATCCGAACATGACTGATGTGCAGCTTGACGGTATTGTCAAGACCATGCAGAAGTCTGTCAGACGGCAGCAGCTTGCGAAGGGTGGGGAGGTTACATTCTCCGATGATATCCAACGGCTGAAAAAGGCAGGGGCCAATGAGGACGCTCTCAATTACGCTCAGGCCATGTTGGACTCTATGCCCGAAGCATACCGGGAACACTTTGAAGTACTGACCTCCGATGAGGCCGGTACCGCATCGGTGCGCCTTGAGAAGATGGGTGATCTTAAACAAGATGCCAAGACGATCGTTACCTTATATAAGGATGGTGACGCTGGCCATTTCCTTGAGGAGTTTGGATACTTCGCTGCCAGACGTTTGCTGAAACGTGGCGAGGCCAAACAGTTATACAATGAATGGTTGAAAACCAAACCGAAGGAAGTTAAGGAACCTACCGATTGGCAACGCTGGTTCGCAAAGAGCTTTGCTGAATGGAACCTTGGCCGCAAGAGTGCGCCAACATCGAATCTCACCAAGGCCTTTAACAAGATTAAGAACGTCATGAAAGCCATCTATCTCCGCTTCAAGGGATATAAGACAGAGCAGACTGAGGTTCAATCTATGTTTGAGGATATTGCTACTGGTGAAAGGGACATCGTCAGCGATAAGTATTTCTACTCTGATAAGAATATCAGGGACAGGTATCTGTTTGGTGTTGATCCCACTGGTGCAGACTTAGCCAATCAGGGCTTCTCCAAAAATAACAAAACGCATTTCAGTTATGATCCGGGCAACATCTGTCCGAAGACTGAGGCGTTTGCTGGCTGGTTACATAATCAGTTCGAGCAAGGTCAGGTTGAGCTTAAGGATTTGACAGAGCAATCTGTCTGGATTAACCTAATGGATCAGGCCCGGAAGGAAGGCCTTGACGTGCCCTGCTCATATTGCTACGTGGAACAGAATAGACGGAACGCTGTCATTCTGCATAATGAAGGTGCAGCCAAAAGCCGGGTAGACTACGAAAAGGTCAAGACCATGATCACGGCCATTCCGTATACGGACTACCTTCTTAAAAGGCACACGAAGGGTAAGAACAAAGGCGAGTACGTATTCTCAGAGGCTATGGTCGCTGAGGCCAATCAACGTGGTGGTCTGCGTATGTTCAGCTTCTCCGATTATATCAAGTCGGCTCACCGGGTACAGATTGAGCTACTTCTCGAACAAGCTAAACTCCGTGGCCTATCTATAAAGGCTATCACAAAACGGCCAGAGTTCGTTGAGGACTTTGCACATACAGGCATTACCATTAATGTCTCAATCGACAGTGAAGGCACCGGGATGGATCACGGCATAGCTCACAGGCTGGCTAAGAAATATCCGAATGTCCACGTCCGAACTGTTGCCAAAAATCCAAAGCACTTTGTGGAGTTAGGGAAGGATTCTAAGATTGGGATCATCACTTTATTTCATGGTGACAAAGCCAACACGCCACCGGGTTACGAGTCGATGTCTTACAAGTCCACAGCGGTGAAAGAGATTATCGCAAAGGAACCTAATCTAAGAAATAGAACCTGCTGCTTGAACGAAGCAAAATGTTTTAATGGTAAACTGGATACTCAGTGTCAGGCAAATTGTGGCGCTGGTAATGGCAAACTAACCATTCCAAATATTGTAGTCGGTGAAAAATCGAAACAGGCTCAGCGCCTAAAGATCAACCCGGCGCTCTGGGAGAAAGCTGCGCAGGATATCTCCAGTGCAGACACGTCCATAAACAAGGATAAAATGCCCACGTTATTTTCCAAGTATAACTTCGGAGCCGGTGAAACGGTCTTCGATATTGGTGGTGGTAAATTTGATAACGTGACTGACCATCTGAGAAAGTCAGATGTGATCCACCGGGTATACGATCCGTTCAACCGGACAGCAGAGCATAATGATGAAGTCTTGAATCTGACAGATTACGAAGGCGGGGCCGACACGGTCACAGCCGCAAATGTTTTGAACGTTATTGCGCAACCTGACATTCGCCAGCGGGTGATCCAACAGGCAGCCGACATTGTCAAGCCGAATGGTCGAGCTATCTTTGGAATTTATGAAGGTGACGGGTCTGGTCTGGGAAAAGAGACGACCAAGGGCTTTCAAAACAACATGAAGACCGCTGATTATCTGGATGAAGTCCAAGCTATCTTCCCAAATGCGGCTAAAAAAGGTAACTTCATTGAGGCCTCCCCAGAGGTCGCTCTTGCAACTGTCGTTAAAACGGCTGATACTGCTATAGGTGAGGGTACGATCGTCCAACCTGTGGCCTCTGACGAGGTCGATTTGGGCCGTACACCACCAGATTTATCCGTTTCCGCTGAGGAACGGTCACAACGGTTTTCTCGTAAGGATTTACGTGATCGGGTAACCCCTGACCAGTGGAAATTGATACAACAGATTGGGATCAAGCCGACTCCATTCAGAGATAAGATTCGAAAGTTTCTTGAGACGCTGATGGATCATATCGGAACCGGTCTGGCCGATCCGCTTTATAAAATAGGTAAGCTCCAACAAAAAGCTGGTGAGCTTGTTATCGGTGAGGACGCTTATATGGATTTGAACATGCTGTCAAACTTTGAATCTATCTTTAGATCATTCTTAGAAGACGGTCGCCTTATCTGGAAAAACAATTGGGTGCAATATAACCGGGAGGACTCAAGCAAAGGTGGTCTGCTTAAAGTGTTTGAGAATCTTGGTGATGATGCTGAGCTATTTCTACTCTGGCAGCAAGCCAAGTCGGCGCAGGAAATGCTGAACAAAGGTCGTTCGCAGTTGTTTGGAAACAATGAGGCCGGTGAGCTTATTGATGATCAAGAAATGATTGACACTATTCTGGAGTCTACCAAAGAGTTGTACGCTGCGAATAAGCAGCTATGGAACGACTCTGAGACACGGCTCAAGGAATACAACCAATCCGTACTGGACATTCTGGAGAGCGCCAGTATCATTGATGGTGAAACCAGATCGACTTGGGAGCGGGAAAACTACATGCCGTTCTTTAGAACCATGACCGACTTCCTTGACGGTGATATTAAAATGCTTCATCCGGGCGCAACCGGCGCAAAGATTAGAGGTATGAAAAGGCTCAAAGGCTCACGTAAGAACGTGGGTGATCCTATGTCAAACCTTCTGAATGCGTATTCGTCCAGCATCCATAATGCCCTGCGTAACGTTGCACGGGTCAAAGCGCTTAAGCTCCTTAAGAAGTTTGATTTGGCTGAGCGCACCGATCGTACTTTCGGAAAGGGTATCGTTCAAATTAAGGTCAGAGGTAAGGATCAGTTCTGGCAGGTTGAGGACAAGCTGACATTTAATGCAATCATGCATCTGGATGATATCAGTAATGGTACGTTCTCACGGATAGTCAACGCTCCGAAACGTTGGTTGACATACGCTGTCACGCAGAACCCGGCCTTCAAACTGGCTAACTGGTTTCGTGATTCAATCACAACCGCAACTCTTGAAAAGGAATTTATCCCGATCATTGATTCCATGAGAGGCATGTACCATGCTGGTATGAATACAGAGATAATGAAGGAACTCCGCTCAACAGGTGGGGCTTTCAGTGGTGCCTATCATCAAAGGGATATCATGGCACAGACAGAACGTGGTGTTGCCAAGCTCCGCAAACGAGCTAAGAAAGGTAAGCGAGGCTGGGGCAATCCATTGAAGTATCTTGACATGTATAACAAACTTGGTGAGATGTCTGAGAACGCAGCCCGTGTAGGTTTGTATGCCAAGAAGCGTAAGAAAGGACAGACCGCACAGGAAGCTGGTTATGCTGCGAAGGACTTGCTGGACTTTCACCGGAGTGGTAAATGGGGAGTCACCCGCTTTTTCGTTGCAATGGTACCGTTCCTTAATGCACGTATACAGGGACTTTACAAGCTGGGACGAGAAGGAACCAACACCAAGAAAGGAAAGAAGCATCTGGCTAATTTCTATCTCACGTCAGCAGCGATCGGTATGGCTTCACTGCTTAACCATCTCTGGAACGAAGACGATGACCGTTACAAGGAATTGACCAATGACGAGAAATGGTATTACTTCCATATCTTTGATGTGCCGGGCCTTGGCCACGTACGTATCCCATCTCCATTTGAGATAGGTACATTGGCTGGTAAGATGCCTGTTGAACTATTCAAGTCACTATTCAACCAGCGCTTTGCTGGAGACAGCAACCTCTGGGACTTCGCTAAGTTTGCGTTTATGGATATGTTCGCATTCAATCCAATTCCGCAGTTCTTGAAACCGTGGATTCATCAGTACGCAAATAGGGATTCCTTCACAGGGGCACCTATTGTACCACGGGGCAAAGAGTTAGTGGATGCAGACGAACAGTTTGGCCCACGGACATCAGTGTTAGCAAAGGGTATTGGCAAGGTAGCAGAGTTAGCTGGGCTGCCAGAGATAGCTCAGTCGCCATTGCGTATTGAGAAGTTCTTTGCAGATTATTTCTCATACCTGTCAGCGCTAACGTTTTCTGGGGTAGATATTGCATTCAAAGCCGCAACGTCAGCACCAGAAGACCCGTTCCTATATGACACGCTTGGCTATGTTTCCGGTCTTTCACGTTTTGTTAGATTTGACCGGCCAGCCAGACGTAGCCGATACGAGGAGAAGTTTTATGACATGCTCCTTGAAGGTGAGAAAGCCCATCGTACCTTGAATCTATTAAAGAAGGAAGGTCGTAGGGACGAAGCACGAGAGTATAGAGTTGAGAAGCGTGACCTGTTGCGCCAGCGGAAGTCAATGCTAAATTACAGGAAACGGTTGAAGCGATTTAAGACTCAAGAGAATCTAATTCTCCGCAGTGGTAAATCAAGGGATCAAAAAAACAAAGAGATTGACGCTCTGTTAATTAAACGGAAAGCGTTGCTCAAAAAAGCTATAGATAAATACTTAGCAGCAGGAGGATAATATGTCAGATGAAAAGAAAACTGATCCGGGCGCAGTGGATCATGACGCTATAGGCGGCGAGAAAAAACGCCGGGCCGAACAACAACGACAATTGGATGCCGCATGGAATACCGGACGTAACTCCGCTGATCCAAGCCGCACAAAAAAGGGAAAAGTTAATCAAAACTAAGGAGGGTATTATGATTTGGGGATTTGTTAAAGAAGCGTTTGGTGCTATCCTTAAACCGGTAGGCACCATCGTAGAGGGCTGGCAAGCCCGGAAGAGTGCGAAGTTAAAAGGTGATCTTATGATTGCCGAAGCACAAGTCAATGCAAAAATTGAGCGTTTGGCCACCGGCCAGAAAGCTGATATCGCATGGGAGAATTTGAGTATCACAAATTCAGGATGGAAAGACGAGTGGTTCACGTTGCTCCTATCTATCCCGGCGATCCTGAGCTTCTTACCTGCAATGTGGGGTATTGATTTTCAGGGTATAGTGAGAGAAGGATTTGCCGCTCTCAAGGAATGTCCAGATTGGTACAACTGGATGCTGGGAATCGCAGTAGGTTCTGCTTTTGGTTACCGCAGAATTGCTGACTTCATGAGTCGAAAAAAAGGAGACTGAGGAAAATGTTAACTGAAGAGAAGAGGGACGAACTTTTGATCCGGTTGGACGAACGGGTGGAAAAGATCAGGGGCGATCAGAAAGATTTTAAGAAAACAATGGAAGGCAAAGGCTTTGGACAATGTCAGGTTCACGAGGACAAGCTGAAGAAGCTGGAGTCTACGGTGACGTGGACGAAACGTGGAGTGTTAGGCACAGCCATTGCTCTTGCTGGAAAGTTCCTCTATGGTTTTATTGTACCCACAAGTTAAAGTACCGACCGCTCAAAACAAAAATAGCCCGACCGCTCCCATTGAACCGGGGAGTAGCCGGGCTTTTCTTTTTTATAAGATGTTATCCCTCCAAAAATCACCTTTAAGGTTATTGTCTTTTGCTGTCAGGATTTGAAGATTATGTTCATGGTGAGGGCCGTTTTCTGATTTAGGAATGATGTGATCCACGTTCCACTTTTGACAGCCAGCAGCCTCATTAAGTAACCGTACCTCTTTATACACACGCCGACACTTTATAATGTCACGGGGTGGTTGGTTCTTACAGGAGCTACGAGCAACCCGCTCTGCGCAGCGCCACGGATACCGTTGATGGTGGGCTTTACGCCGGGCTGCAATCTTTGCCCAATTCTTTTCCCGATAGAGCTTGTTCATAGCAGCTATCTTTACTTTATCTTTGTATGGCATATCACCCTCCTAACCTGACACGAGCCAGCACTCTAATGACCGTTTGTTTTATTTTATTCCATTGCCGAACTGGAATCCTGAGAGTCACTTTGATCATGCTTCCATGCTCTTTGTTGTGATAGGTTTCTTCTGTGAAAACCTTAGTCGGTTCACAGGTTAGATTTGGAAATGCGCATGGAGTTCTCCCGGTTCGCATCTTGCGTTTGAACGCCTCAGAGCCGGGGCCGTTATCATACCAATCTTCGTAACTTTCGTATTGATCATTTGACATGGTTCCCTCCGTTAATCGCACGCAATTCAGGTTTATCCGTTCGATCCAAAGCCGTAGCCAAAATCTCCTGACCTTCACGTCCTGCTTTGTTGGATGCGTGTAAATAAACCATAGTGCTATTCAGGTTGTCGTGGCCCAGAGCGGCCTGTACCTGATGAATGTCGGCACCCTCTTCCAGCATGTGAGTTGCATAGCTGTGCCGTAGGGTGTAAAGGCTGATCCGGTTTACCCGGTCACGGACACTGATGTTTTCGTTATGGCCAAGGGACGAGAGGATCGTATTGACGTATCGGGTATCAACCGTAAGCGGATAAAACCGGTCGTAGACTTCAACAGGAAGGCTCATAAGGTAGGCTACAGCAGCCGCTGCTTGGTTCGTCAGGACAAAAACACGTCTGGTCTTCTGTTGGCCGGTCGGAGTCTTGACATTGGGCACCGTGATCGTATCGCCTGAGATATCCATAGGCCTCAGTGACAGGACTTCTGACGGTCGCATGCCGCAATGGTAGCATAGGACGGCCAAAGTCCAATACAGAGGACGTGAGGCCGCTTTAAAGGCTGAAAGTATATCATGGCATTGCCCTTTAGATAGGGTACGAATCCGTCTGTGCTTGGACTGCTTAATTTTCATACCATATAGGGGGCTTTTACCCTGCCAGTGGCCCAACTCAACCATAGCATTATAGATGGAATTGATCGTATTGATACATTGTTTTATGGTAGGCTGATCCAGCCCTTTCCGTTTCAGGTTACGAATTACCTTCCGGGCACGGGGTTCATCCAGCGTATCCAGCAAAAGGCTCCCAACAGACCGCCTCAGATGCCGCTCATAGCGAGATATCATTGGCTGGCTTGTGTTACCCTTCAGGTTATCCCCCGCCCAATCCTGCCACAACTCAAACGCTTGATTAAAATTTATCATCTAAACCTACCTTTCGCCATTTGGATTTCACCAGAGCATCATAATAAACATGATCCGTCCAGCTTGCACCCGTATATTTAACTTCAAAAGCCTCACACTGCATGACCAAAAAGACTGACCAAATCGGTGAGAGCGTGAGTACGAAAAAGATAATTACCATTAAGACAAAATGCCAGAATCGAAGCATATCATTTACACCACCTTTCTAAAAAGGATTGAGTCAGGGATGCGTCATTTGTAACACGCACCCCCGACAGTAGGCCTACCCGAAAAGTTTAACAGCCAATTTGTAGATCGGCTTGCCCAGATAGAACAGGTCAAAGAACCACTCCCCATCTACATAGGCCAGATGGAACAGCGAATACAGGCCATCAGCCATGTCACTGTTTTCGGTTTCCACAGAGACAAGGTCAAGGTAATAGATGCGATTCGCCGTACTGATTTGAAAGTCGAGTAAATTAAATATCATTGCGTCCCTCCAACGGTTGAGATAAAACACCCACCCCCGCCTCCACCAGAGTCAGGCTTAGGGGCCGGTGCAGTGTATGACCATAGAACTTCATTGGAATGGCCACTTTCAGCATCGGTTGAAAACGCTGTTGCCACAAAGTAATAATTCAAGCTGTTGGATAAACCCCAGACTCCAATCTCTGGAAACAACGGGTTGTCAAAGTCTTGCTCGAATATTTCTGACATCAGTTTGTAGTTTTCATTGATGTGGTTGCGCCAGTACACGTTATACCCGGTTACGGTAGGCTCGTCATTCGCATCCCACGTTAAACGGATATCCCCGGCGATCGCTGAAACGGTAATCAAAAGACTCATGAGAATTATCAGTAGCTTCATTCGTCCTCCTGCCGATAGTTAGGGGGAATGGTACGCCCCGTTTCCTTTTCATACATCTTCTGCAACCTTTGTCGTAGACCTGCTTCGGTCGGGCCTGATAACGCCTTCTGAAAAAACCACTCCAGCCACTGGCGCTCAGCACGTTGCAGCATGAACTCCTGCCGCATTGCCTCAAAACATTCAGGTGTTTGTAAAGCCATTAGGCACCATCCTTTCCAGAGCGGGGTTGGCCGTTCCAGTTACTCAGGCGGCTACAGGTCATGCATTCATCAGAGAAGGGTATTGGCTCTCCCTCCGGGGTAGCCGTGGTGCAGTTTCCGCATGTCGGCTCAGGGTCAGGGTGCCCATGACTGCCAGTGGATTCCCTGACACAGCCCGGACAGTCACCCTTCCGGGTATCATAATCCCCGTGGTTTCCACAATGGCCTACGTAATAATCAGCGTCCCAATTCTCATGGGGGCCAGACTTCGCATACGGACTTTCACCCCGCAACGGTATAATCTCATTTGGGTAGAGGTCTTCATACGAAATGACTTTGGTATACAGCAGCCCGGTCATAGCCAGTTCAGCCATTGCCAAATCCATCTTGGCAATCTCCGGTTTCTTTTTTTTGGTGTAGTCCGGTAGTCCATCGGCAAGGTCAGACGGTAGGTTCCCCCGTTCAATCTGCTCTTCCGTATGGATCAGGTTCATTACATTCCAAGAAGCCGCAGCCAGATGATCTTCACTTCGGTCGCCTTCGAGATAATTATAAAGGTGCCTAATAGCAGAATCAAGGACAGCAGCCATAGGCATGCCAGCTTCCCAATTTCGATCACCACGAACTTGTCCACCCTTTTGCGTATGTTGCGCCAATCGCCGCAGGAATAACGGAGATAAGAGATCATACCTTCCTTTGTTTTCGTTTGGATCACGCTGAGCGCCAGAGTCGAAAGTTCGTTCACCAGTGACTTTAATTTCTTTTTCATTCATCCTCTCCCTCCTTTATTTTAACTTCAAAGCTGGTGTAAAGTTCCCCAACTCTTCCGTTTTTATTTACGATGCCGCCGGTATACACGAAGCCGTATGATAAGGGTTGATCGTTCCAGCCGAAGCCCTGCTTCAATTCAATCCCGTCAATCATAAGCTGTTTCCCTTTGTGAGAGTAACCGGCCACAGTGATTAGATCACCCACTTTATATGGGCAATGCTCTTTGACATAATCGTCTGAGCGAAGCTCATGCTTCTGTTTCAGATTGTCGATGCGGCTTTGGATTTTTCGGATATCATTTAGAGTCATTCTTAACCTCCGTCATTTTAGCAGAGCAAACGCCACAGCGTACACTCCAGTTAGAGTTATAGACAAAACCCGTGAGGGGATGCGGAGAAAAGGTTGATTCCCGGTTGCCACATTCGCACTCCAATTCTACCGTAGGGTGCTTGACAGGTGGCGCACCAGCAAACGTTTGCCACTTGCTAAAAGCAATACAGTCGCCGCAGGGTACCTTTCCTTTGTATCCCCAATCACCAAATTTACAGGTGTTACAACGTTGAGTCGATCCCATTTATTCATCCCTCCTATAACCTATTTGTCCGGGGAAAAGCCCGGTCTTATTGCGGCCCGGTTGTAACTCTTCAGTAGGGCCAGTGCGCAGCTTGAACGTATGACACACCAGCCGCTCGTCTACCACACCTTGCAGTGAGGGTGAAGAGCTACATACCAGATCGCCATGATGATCTCGCTTCGCAAACAGACACTTCTCATTATCACACTGGATCATCATTCTCTCCCGCCGTATTCCGTATATTTAGAACCAGCAGCAGGAGCAGAACACTCCCGCTGCGCCTTTACCATTTTGCTGCCATGAATAGGACAGCGTGGGGCGCAGGTATAAGGATGATCAACTGCTTTCTTACACCCACGTACACGGCATTTGAATTTAACCGTCATGTTTCTTGCCCCGCATGTGAACGGTTCGATCACCGTTGAGGTAACCAATCCACCGGGCAAGATAGTTCCGGGCCTTCTCCAAATCCTGAATGGCGTTGCCCTTTTTTCCCGCTCTGAAAATATACTTCAAAGCGTTCCCTTTAAAATGGCCAGTGATTTCTTCTTCCGTCATGGCCAACTCATACCAATCCCAACACTCAATACCAGAAGGTATATCTGCTTCGGCATAGTGATTAGGGTGCAGCACCACGTCCTCTTCACGCTTTTCCAGAGCATCAATGGCATCGTAGTTACGACCGCTCACTGCGCCTTTGGGTAGCTCTTCCTCCATGTCCTTGAGATACGCCTCAGATGGAGCAAAGACGTGCCCATTAAGCATGTGCGGAGACTCTGCTTCCGCTTCGGCATAAGCTGCTTCCAGATGCCCATCAAAGATATCCTCAACCTCTTCAATGGTTTTAAGCTGCTGAGGGAGACAGTCATTCTCGCACGCATCCTGATTGTTTTCCCGCAGCGTACAGTCCTCTGCACAGAAGGGCACCGACTGATCAGCTTCGATAAAGTCCTTTGTCGGCTGGCTCTCTTCAAACGTAAGCAGCAGCGGCGTTGGTCTGAGTGGCTTAAAGGTCATAACCCCATCATCACCGTGCGTATGCGCAGGTTGGCTAAGCTCCCCACCGTTTACGGCTATGTCGTTATCATTGCACTCTGTCTCAAACTCACAGGTACCACACTGATCGACTTCCATACACTTCAGGGCATCGTCACAGTCACCGCACCACAACGTTGAAGGGCAGTGAAAGCAGATGGGTTTTTCCTTTTCCTTCACCAGTGCATCATACTTCGCACCAGCAATCTGCAACTGTTCACCAATGAATGCTTTAGGAATGGCAGGGATAATAGCGGATTCGTCAGGCTCGTCACCTTTGGGCAGCCATAGCCGGTAGTCGTACATCATACCGTAAACGGCCCTCAGCATTTGTCGGGTTTCAGCCTCACTTTTTGTGAGACAGACCTCAGAGTCTTTCAGGCAGCCGCCAATTGAAAATCCTTCACCCCAATGACGGGGATAGGAATAGTTACATGTTCCACAATTTATTTTCATGTTGCCTCCTATTTATATCTGACAGTATAAATTATCCTGTCAGTGTTAAGTGTTTAAGCATCCTTGCCGAAGAACTCGTCCAGTTTGTCAGCAGTGGCACCGGCCCGGACTGATTCCTTTAGGGCAACATTCCGTTCGTCCCGTAAGGCGACAATCTCCCGATCCAAAGTTATTGACTTTTCGGTTTCCCGTTGCTCCAGCGCACGTAGGTCTGACTTGACCTTCGTGAATCCCTTGACGATTTGATCATAGGTTTTATTGAATAGTCCCATTGGTTCCCTCCTATTTAAAACAGAATTTGAGATAGTTCTTGTAAGCCTCTTCAGGGGTGCCTTTGCCATACTTGGTGTTATAGTATTTCTTCCAGTAGTAGGCTAAGTCCATCGGAGAGTCGATTGCCGGGAGTGCAGCAGGTATACGCATATAAAAGATTCGTGACATGATCGTTTGATAGACCAGATCACCCCGCATCCGTAGCTGCCACTCAATACCTGAGTTACCATACAGGTCGTTCATTGCGTCCAGAAGGTTTTGGCGATAGCAGATGTAGTTGGCCCAAATATCTTGATACGTATTTGGTTCCATCTGATAGATTCCTAACGCCGGGCCACGTACCTGTTTCAGATACTTTCCAAGGTGAGTTTCCTGTGCAGCCGTAAGCATCAATAGCTCAACTGCCGAAGGTGAATCGAAGCTGGAACTGTTTGCCTTCTGGCCGAACAGGTTGAGAACGTCCTCTATGAACGCTCTGAGTTGTTTTGGTGCAAAGCTCATTAACTTCTCCTTCCCGTATCCAATCTTCACAGAAGTCGCATACGATTATGAGTTTGTAATTCTCTACCCGAAGATAACCGATCCTACCGGTTTCTCCGCATTTTTCGCAAGTAATCATCTTCATATTTCCTTGTCTTAACGTACTTGTCTCCGTTAGGATCGAAGTACCGGATGATTGCCAGCACAGCCGCAACCGCATAAGCGACTACCATAGCCACGAGATTAACCTTTAACTGGAGCCGTCTGTAAGGATGATAAATCGGATCGGTAATTTCGTCTAAATTTCTTCCCGAAGATTTCATGTCGTCCATGAGTACGCCTCCATAGTTTTTTAAGATGCCTGTAAAGCACCGTCACCTTGTGCGCATGATGAACAGTGCCGGGGTTTTTAAACATACCAAGAAGGTCATTCCCATCTGGGTCTTTTGCACGAGCGTGCTTGGCATTGTTGATATCCGCATAACGCATACCAATGATGTTCGTCTTGGTAGAGAAGTCATGCCGGTACCCATCCTCATACGCCGGTTCCCATGAGATACAATTGCTTTCTTGGTTATACTGGTTGTACTTCTCTCCGGGTTTTTCTCCACCCGCTACAACGATAGCGTACGCCAGATTCCTTAGCCGCTTTGCTGTTAGTCCGTTCATTCGATTTCCTCCAGTATTTTGGTTATTGATTCCAGTGGCTCATAGAACAGTGGGTCTGCATCTAAGCCGGGATAGTTAGCTGCCAGTGTTTCCAGACGGTCTTTTGCTTCTATGAGTTCGTTTGCGATTTCGTTTACGTCCACGTTTTTTTCCTCCGCTGATAAGATGGTCAGTCGGGAACGGGAATTGCGACAAGCAATCCTGCACTCCCTGTGGGTTATTGCCAACAGCCAAGTCAATCAGAGGTTCTGTAACACGGGGCACACGAATATGTCTGGTGCAATCACCTTGTAACTCTTCCAGAGTGAGTACTCGTTTCTTTGCCCGGTGCATTCTTAGCTGATCACATTTCCGATTACTACATTGGTTGCACTGTCTCATTTCGGCCTCCTATATGGTTTGGTTTCGAGTAACCAATCTTCAGGGATAGTAAGCTCAGCCCATAGAAACCCGTTCTTCTCAGCCCAACCAGCGTACGTGGTTTTCGCACCCTTATACGATGGCTTGTTAGCCTTCATGAAGACAAACCGGATATCTAAGTCAGGGTATTGCTTTCTAATAGCTGCCATTTTTGTTTTATCTTCGGGCCTAAGATAGCCTTTGTACTCCACAAAAAAGAAGCTCCCATCTTTGCGCATCACCTTAAAGTCAGGCGTGTACTTGCGCAGCGGTGGTACCCAATCAAGTTTCTCAGGTTCATACATCCAATTCAATTGCTTCGCATCCATCCATTCAGCAAACTTGACTTCTGCCTTTGAAGCCATTTTGCAACCGGCGTATGGATGCACACGCCGTTTCGCTTTCCTTGCTTGTCGATGCCAACCCATTAGCCGGTCGCCTTTATATGCGCATCAACAGCCGCCTGATTCTCAGCTAACCATGCTTGATGCTGATTGCAGAACGGTGCCGCATTGCAGTAGTCAAGGCACTTGGTGTTTAGACCGGGCCGACACTCTACAGTGAAGGTAGCTTTGTCTTCCTGCTTTGCGTCCTTAATAAAGGCATTTGCTTTTGCTTTGGTAGTCAAACCTTTTGAAGCAACCGCACGAGCCTGACCGGGGCGCATAACCGCATAGGCTGTAGGCTTAGCCCATCGGTCTTTGTCCGTGCAAAGTTCGAGGTCGTCATCGGCCAGCTTCTCATTCCTTTTCATGTGGTCAATGCGGTCGAAGAGATAGGACTTCTGGTCTTTGGCAGTCCACAAATCAGAGTAAACGATTTGTTCTATCTCAGCACGAGGATATTCAGGATCATTCCAGACCTTCATCTTATCCCAATCAAGGTACCATGCAATGATAGATATCATCTTGACTTCTATCCCGCAGATTCCTAAGAGATAAGCATACAGATTTAACTGCTTTTCAAAGTCTGTCCAATCCCCAAAGATTCTTTTCCAGACTGACGTTGTCTTCCAATCATACAGACAACCGTTAAGGAAGGCATCAAACTTACCAGAGATTTTACGACCGTTGATCCGATCCCAAATTCTCCGCTCAATGATGTATCCCTTCTTTTGGTTTTTGCCCATGAACCGGCGAAGCATATACTCAAAGTGATTATGTATCGCCGTACCTTTGAAGGACTTAAGACTCTTCAGCAGCTTGTCATGCGTGAATGGCTGGGCATCTATTTCCTTCTTATGCCTATCCACCAGCATAATCTCCCGTGCCGGTCGAAGCAATCCAGTGACTGAGTAATCCGATCCCCAATTGTCATAGGAACGAGTGTACTCAAAGATAGCGTCTCTCAGCGGTGGGATGGTAGTGTAGTTCAAAGTGTTTTCGGTATTCGCCATGTAGATTACCTCCCGATATAATTGCACAGACTCTCTGGACTGCGCAGTTGATTATGATAGATGTTCCAACAGGTGCGTTTACAGATCATCCCATTGGAAGGGTCTTTGTCGCCTTTCTCTTTCAGATAGCAGGTCTTGAAAAACACATCTGAAAACTCCCATCCAATTGCCCACCCTTTTCTGGTATCCTTATGGACACGGCAAAAGAAATAGATATGTGTTTCCTGCTGCTTCGGCATCTTAGTGACAGATGCTTCGTACTCAGGCAGTGGTTTGTAGGAAGTCATTTTGGTTTTGACATCGACTTTGATGTCTTGGTCGTAACGGTTAATCACAAAGTCATGTTCGTAGTCATTAACCCGGACGCATTCATAGAGCTTCTGAAAAATAGCTTCTCCAAGATAGCCGTAAATGTTTCCCTGACCAAACCTAATTGATCCCTTAAGGGCACCCTGCGCATCTGCAAGTTCCTTGGCCTCTGTATACATGGCCGTTGTGATGGGCACGGTTAGCATCAGAACTGCTCCGGTTTGGCCGTATTTTCCAGCGCCTTGTAGAGCATGAAGAGACTATCATCAATCTCTGTGCCATTTTTAAACCCGTTCTTTTCACAAAATTCCGTGATGTCACAGGTCGAAGTGCCACCCAAGAAATTTCGGATAATCTTGGCATCCTTTTTCTTTAGTTTGAATTTCATTTAGGTTTCCTTTCGGTTAGAGGTTACCCGCTAACGCTCACCATGCACTCGTTGATGGTCTGCTACGTTAACGGATAACCCCGGTTAATTAGTCTTCGTCACCGGGCATTGACGGCTCCTCAGCGTCCACTCCATCGGTATTCAGATCAGCCGCATCAGATGCAACATCAGCTTTGGCCCCACCCTTAATAAACGACTCAAATTTTGAGGCATTCTCAAGGGTCATTTGACTCACAATCTCCACATTGGTCTTGGTGACCGGCAGCAGGGACTTAAAACGTGGGTCAGATTTAAGGATCGCATCGGTTAACTTCACCGCTGCTTTCAGAGCTTCAATCCGCATGGCTTCCACAGAAGCTGCAAGAGTGACCACTTCTGGGGCCGGGGCAGCCGTGGCGTTCTTAGGCTGTGCAGTAGCGGGGCCGTCCGGGGTCTGTGTAGCGGGTTGCTCCTTAGCAGTGGAGGGGGTTGAACTCTGGCCGGTGCCCTCTTCCATAATCTCAACACTGTCAAGATTCCAGAAGTTACCGTCCTTGACTGACCGCATGTTAACGGTCGCACCGATACCGGCCTCTTCCAGCACCGCAATTTCATCGGTGTTTTTCCAATCCATCAAAAACTTTTCGTACTCTTCCCCGGCGTTTCCATCACGGTCAATCTTAATACCAATGACGGTTAGGCCGGTCAGAGCCTTCCCAGCTTTCGATGTAATGGTACCTCTTTCTAATCCTGTAATTTCTAAAATCATAATGATAATCTCCATTCAAAGTTAAAGGTTTATATTCCCGTTTCGTTTATGATCGTATCAGCCTCATAAAACTCTTTGGTTATCGGCGGCAGTTCACCAAGGTCAACCTCATAAATACTTCCATCTTCGTCAATGGCACCTACCACAGTTTTGTCAAAGGCCAGATCATTGTAACCATCATCCCCCGGTGAGGGCACTTCTGAAGGTGCGTTCGCACCGGATTCCATAGCGGGTTTCCATGACGTACAACCAGTGACCGGTATATGCTCATGGACGATCATCCCCGCTTGGTGACAAAAACATCTGTCCTCTTTGTTCGCCTCAGCCAACTGCTTTTCGCAGATAACACAAAATCTTTTAGGCATTTTTATTTTCCTCCTTCATGTAGAAGTACTCATGGTTGTTAACCAGATAGTCGATTGCTCCCCACAGCTTGATACCACAGCGCTTTACGGAAATGCTGTGGCCATCAAACTTAATGCCGTGGTTCTGCAACAGAGCCTTAGCCGTTTGCTCCGTATACTTGTCTGCCATGTTACCCTCCCATTGTGTAGCGGCCATAACGGGTACCGTTAACCGCTGTTTTGGTGGTGCATTTGATGTAATACCCCTGATCCCGCAGCGTGGCGATGATCACCGGAAGTCTGAACAGTGAGTACTCTGCCTGAGCTTCAAGCTGAGTGATTGAGCGTCCAGATAAAAGGTGGGCCAATACCATGTTAGTTTTCGTGTTTTTCTTTGTCATTTTTTTCTCTCCAATTCTATGCTGCGAGTTTAAGTTTTTGTAGATCACCCCAACTCTCCCCATAGTCAGCGTCACCGTCCATCGGAAGGTCAAAGTTAATCTCAGGCCATACCTGCATTACGTACTCTGGCAGCTTACGGAATACGTCTCTGCACATTGTGGCAATAGCCTCCATTTCTTCTTTGTAAACGTCAAAGATCAAAGCGTCATGAACCTGACCCACTATAAGGGATTTGAATCCAGCCTTCACAAACTTCTTATAGATGATGATCATTGCCAGCGGCATTATATCAGCCGTAGCAAACGCTTGCACCGGGAAGTTTTTAACCTGCTGCGGTCGGTATCCTTTTGGCCCCTTAAAGAAGCGGAACTTTCTACCAGTAGGATTACGTAGAACACCGTTGTTACGGTAAACCAACCTAACATTTTCAGCTTGCCATTTGGCCAAGCCTTTGTACTTCTCGTAAAACGCTTCCACGATTTCTTCCCATTTTTTCTTGGAGAGGTTAGGCATCTTCTGATCCATGTAAAATGAATAGGCCGAACCACCATAGATCAAACGGAAGGTCATGATCTTTGCAACAGTACGTAGCTCCGAATCCTTTTTAGTTAAAGGCTCACCGTTCCTATCGAACTTAGCCCCAAAGAAATTCTTAGCGTTCTCTGTATGCGGGTCAACACCATCATGTATCTCCTGCATCATTACCGCATCCCTACAGAGTACTGCCACGGCCACCCATTCTGCTTTGGAGATATCACATTCAAGAATGTAGTCAAAGCGTGCAACGAAGGATAGCTTAATTGGACTCGTTCCTTCACGGGGTAGGTTCTGGCCGTTAGGATCACTGGAAGAGAGTCGTCCGGTCTTGGTCACCGTCATGTTATACTTCGGATGCACCAGACCATTGACTACCTTGTTAATGATACCTGTACCATTGTCACCCAATAAAGATTCAAGTGCTTTAGCAGCGCCTGAGCGTTCAAATAACCACTTCTTTAAATTGCGCTGGTCTTTGGTTTTTGCCGTTAAAAACTTGATCGTATTCTTGTCAGTTTTGTAGACACCGTCTCGTTTGGTTTTCATTTTCTTATCAGCTTTAAAGCCCATACCTTTGACTTTGACTTCATCATAGACTACCCGCATTTTATAGGTTGACTCAGGCTTTGACTTCAACTCCCGAATCACCCACTCTTCACGGGGCCGTTTGATAACGCCACCAAATAACATGGCTGATAATTCGTGCCCACTGCTAAGGTTAAAATCATATCCAACTACCATCTTAATTTCTGTATCCAACACTTCGAGTTGTAATCTCAGTGCCTTCACATGCTGTAAGGCCACTTCCACGTTGAGTAACATACCGTTGCGTTCTATTGTAGACAGCACACGAGTATTTTCATTCTGGATTGCAGCCAATTCCTTAAGACGGTTTACTTCAACCAAAGGTACCTGTAGCTGATAGATTGCCAGAGCATTGATACAATCCTGCTCACAATACGGCAAGAGTATTCGCAAAGGAACCTCTCGTGTTTCGTACCCAGCATCCCACATGGTTTTGACCCGGTCGATCTTATGAATATTGAGGTACCGCTTGGATAACTCTTCCAGTGAGAGGTCGCCTATGCGCTGTGAGTTCAGCAGGTACTCTACAACCTGCGTACACCATAGCTTAGCATGCCCTGACCGGACTCCAAGCTCTCTGAGCCAGTTAAGATCGAACTTTAAATTATGGCCAACGATGCGAGAGCAGTTAATAATCTCTGCTTGGATTTCATCTATCTTTTCTCGCTGGGTTTCAAGATCATCCAGTTCGTCATGGTTAAATACCCACGTTCGCCGCCAGCCGCTTTCATCAGCAAGGCCCACACAGACAAGCTCTGCACCCTCTTGCCACGGATGCAGAATAGGAGCCTTACTCGTTTCAACGTCCAGCGCTACAGTCCTCACTTGCCACCTATTGCATTCATGAGGCTGCTCATAAGGTATTCAATCGGGTATCGCACATAGGCCATACGATTCCAAGGTCGGGGATAAAGGATACCAACACCCCCGGCAGCTTCCCATTGATCAATGTTTGAATTACGATCATCAATCAAGATTTTACCCGGCCCCGCAACAGCCTGTTTCGCTTCATGACCGTTAGCGAGAAGCACTCTACGTTGCCCCTGTGCCATCGTATCCGGGTAATTCTGGTTCAGCCATTCCAGTTTGCCTTGGATCGTACCAGCGTTGAATGCGGCGCTTAGAATGGTAGGTTTGAACGGTTCCACTATTGCCTGAATCCGTTTACCGTCACCATGCCACGGAAGGTCGGCCCAAAAGTCGGGGTCTTCCATGTCTTTCCAGAACTCTTCAAAGGTTACACCGAATTTTTTATACGGAAGTTTAAATTCAGTAGGGTACCATGCCACGTTGTAGCGTTGCCGTACCCCTTCATCGAAGTCTACAATGACTCCGTCCATATCCAAAAAGATTGTCTGAAACATAATCTCCCTCCTAATCCATGAACCGGCATTTCTGAATATCAAATCGAACTTCGCCTTTACCATACCGGCCAGTTAATTTATTTTTAACGTTGCTGAGATAGCGTACCTCTTCATAACCCTCAGCGTCCACTCTACCGATCCCAAGGCACCAATCTAACTCGCCTTGAATGGCGACTTTGGATGCGTCAAGATTGTTGAGGCTCAGGTACTTTCTATTCTCAGCGTTATTGTCAGCCTGACCTAACGTGATGATCGAACAGTCATGCTCATTGGCCAGATCACGATAGGTATTGTAAAGAATTTGAAGCCGGGCAACACCCTCAAGGTTCCCGTAAGTATCAACCTTCGGGCCTTGATCAATCACAATGACACGGGGCTTAAACCGTTCCAGCTTCTGAACGACCATGCTGATATGGTTAATCCCACCAATGAATTTGATGTTGTCACCCTTGTATTCATTCTCCCAGATATCATCTGACTTCGCAGGATTGGCTTCAATGTATTCCACCTTCACTGACATCATCGAAGACATGGCCCTTAACTTGATCCGTTCGATACCCTCTTCATTATTAAGGTATAGACCGGGCCGGTCAGGACTAAGCTGCCTTGCCATATAACAGAGTTCATTCAAGGCCAATGAAGTCTTCCCAGCATCGGGCCGTGCAAAGATATGGCCCAGCGTACCGGGCCTCAGCAAGCCATAGGTGTTTCGGAGCCACTTCAACCGAAACCGCAGCCCTTCACCAGAGGCCTTGGCCACCAGTTCCGCAGCTTTCAGGTTACACACATCGTTTTCAATCTCGTCAATCAGCCCGGTGACTTCATCGTACTTCCGAACCAACGATCTAATCTCTTCAATGCCGGTGCCCCGTGACTCCTGCATGACAGCCGTGGCCACGTCTGCTATATCGACCGATAGGTATTGCTCCACTGTTTGGTTAAGCAGGTCTTGCAATAGCTCCGTATTCGCAATCTCAGCGTTCCTCATGCCCGTAAACAGCAAGCCCACTGCGGCCATATCCTTCTTCTGGGGATACAGGTACTGATAGAAGGCTTCTATTTCATCATGCGTGATCAGCTTTTTATCTGTATACTTCTGATAATACTTCTGGATGGCCAGCAGGATTGACTTAGCGTCTTGCTCGAAGTTAGGGATTTTAAACAGCACCCGTGAGTACTTCGAGAACGCTTGAAAATCCTGCATAGCCTTTAGGATCGTAACCTCTTGCATATTATCTTTTCCCCTTTCTCTGTTTTTGCTGACCCTGAGTCACCATCTTCTTGACTACGGCCACGGGTTTATTGTGAGGGCAAATACCGAATGTACGAATGTTATAGGTCTTGGCTGGCTCTGCAAACACAGGGCACTCATACCCTGTTGCCGTCCATGTCCCAGCTTTAGGACAACCTATACATGCGTGTACCGGGTTCCGTTTATCTTTCAATAGAACTGCAATCTTCGGCTGTTTTTTCATGTTGTCAATCTCCTATGCTTTGATATTGATTAATGGTTTGATTTGGTCGATCACTTTTACACAGTCTTCTTGCGCCGACATGACAGACTCGAAGTTTTTATATGCCAAAGGATTCTCGTCCAGCGTAGCAAGTGAGACTCGTGCCGTGATACCCTCCATGCTCTCTGCAAACGCTTGAAGAGTTGTCTCCTCTTTAGCTTCTCTGCGTGAGCCAATTCGACCTGCTCCATGAGATGCCGAAAAGAGACTATCCACGTTGCCTCTTCCTGTGACAATATAGCTGCCGTCCCGCATGTTGCCCGGAATAATCCCTTTAACGCCTTCGCTTGCATCAGTTGCTCCCTTCCTGTGCAGCCAACCCTGTACTGTTTCTTCACCAAACCCATACGTGGCCAACACTGCACTGTTGTGGTTTTTATTGATTAATGTGATCGCAGTCATACCTCCATCACATGAGACAGATTGAATGGCTGTTTCCACCCTATCCAAAATCACCTTCCGATTTAATAGGGCAAACTCCAAACAAAAATTCATATCTGTCACGTAGTCATTGCCGGGTTCCGTACCAACAATCAAAGGGTGACTACCCTCTTTCTGCTTGTAAACACCGGTTGCATGACCACATGCCTCCGCAATGTAGCGGCTGGCAACGTTATGCCCAAGGTTCCGTGATCCCGAATGTACGATGATCCAAACCGCATCGAACATATCAATACCAATTTCTATAAAATGGTTTCCAGAACCTAACGTACCAAGCTGAGCGCCAGCTTTCTTTTCCTTATAATTATCAGCCATCCAAAAGGACATTGGCATGCCCTCCAGATGCGCAGTATACCCAGCAGGTTCATACTGGTTCCAATTCCTACCGGTCGGTACCATCCGATAGATGTTGTCGAAAATCTCTTGCGACTTGCTCCGTATCTCCCGTGGATCAAAGGTTGTACGGATACCAGATACGCCACAGCCAATGTCGTAACCAACCCATGAAGGTATGATCATGGCTTTATCGGTTAGAACCACTCCACCGATCGGCATAGTGTAGCCCAGATGCATATCGGCCATTGCTGCTGCTCGAATTACCCAATCCGGTTCCATACACTGTTCTAACTGCGTCAGTGCCTTTGGCTGGATATTGCCAATGCCAAAGATGTTGACCGGCTTATCAGAGAATGTTTGTTTGATCATCTTGCGCCTCCATGATTGCTTTGACTTCATTAAAAGAGAATGGTCGATAGCTCCCAAAGATTTTGAAAGCATTGTCGATCCCGATATCCAATTGGTTGTAGAACGGCTCCAGCGTTCCGTGCGAGTGGCCATGCAGTTGCCAAGCTCCGTGATTGCTGTTCTGCCACGTACGCATGGGATAGTGACAGACAGATACATGCACGCCTTCGATCCGTTTATTGTAGATGTAGCGTTTTTCCTTCATCCAGTGATCATGGTTCCCACGAAGGAAAACTTTATTGCCGTTCAGCTTAGATAAAAACCTTTTGTGAATTAGATCAGCCGATGGAAGCATTGAAATGTCACCGGCCACGACTACAACATCGTCCTTTGTAACCGTCAGGTTCCAAGCGTTCATGATGTTCTCATTCATTTCATCCACCGTCCTGAAAGGCCGGTAGCAGTGCTTAATGATATTGATGTGATCGAAATGTTGGTCGCTCGTAAAATAATACATTAGTCCTCCTTCCAGCCATTAACAATGCTGACAGCAGTTTCAAAGGCTTTCTCCCACGGAGTGCCGCCAGCCCAATACTTAATGGCGTACCAGTATACAGTTAACGTATCCATTAGCAAGGCCTCCCTGATTTCTTACGCTTGAAAGCCCGGTCACAGGTGCGTGACCTTCGCTGCGCAGCCTTAATTCGTTTACGCTCTTTGGTTTGCTTTGTCATTTTTATACTTCCCCTTTCCGTATTTCCAGCAGTAGTCCTGCCACTGCCAGTACAGTGAGATAAGCGCACAGCCTATCCCTGCAATGAACATTAAAATTAATGCCGGTCGTAAGACCATGTCCCATAACCATTCCATTTAATCCACCCTTTCTTTTAAGATGGTTAATAGTTTTGAAAATTTAATGACGATGTCGAGAATATCCATTGACGATTTGCTACCGTCAAGGGCACCTTGCTCAAACTTCTCTAATGCCCATCGTACTTTGCAATAGTCTGCGCCACCATCGGCCCCGGTGAATACGTCCATGATGTTATCCAATACTTCTTTTAATGCTGGGGTCATTTTAACCTCCTATTCAAAGTTCATGTGAGTCGGACTGATTTGTCGTTTAAATTCCCACGGGTCAAGGCCATCGAACGGTCTGTCTGACGGTGAGTCCTCACCTACCCGAAGACAGGGATTCTTACCGTCTGTGCAGCTTTCCTCAACTCCAATGTTCTTACAGTCGAAGCCAGTTTGCTCTGCAAAGGGGCACCAGATACGCTCCGTCTTCGTCACCCGGCCAGTTACAACACCCTTAATCTCCATGTCCTTGTGGATTTTGGTACCCTTCTCCGCTGCTTTATTCAATCCAACAAAGTCCAGATAGGCAAGGCCTATAAGATTCTCTTCCAGATCAGCTTGCTTCTGTCTCTTTCCCATTTTATACCTCCATGATTGTTTGACCGATTTCATCATCGGTATAGAATTTTGGGTCTTGATTTACCCGCACCATTTTAACGTTCAATCCCAATGACCGGAAACGTTTGGTACGTTTTAGCATTCTATCCCACTTATCGGGGTCTAACCATAAGACGATTAACGGGTATACCTTGGCAAGCCTAAAGACAAGATCGTCCGGTATATAAGCATTCAGGAGGGCCATAACGTCTTGCTGATGCCCTACCCTAATAGCTGAGAGGATATCCTCAACTATAATGACCTTTTTACCATCAAAACAGGGATTACAGATTTCAAAATAGATGTCCTGACGGCCTCTGGCTTTGACGTTCATATACTTCGGACTCTTATCTGTTATTTTACCAAGGTTCCGGGCCTGATAGTAAACCAGTTTTCCCAGCCCATCATACACTGGCAGCACAACCCGGTTTAACGTTGAACTGTAGCCTATCTGGTATTGATCTATGTCAACGTCCTCAATACCATACTTATAAAGCCACGCAAGGCCCACTGCCGGGATATGTTTGCTCATACCATGCGGAAGAGCGACCTTTGAGACAGTCGTATTCTCCTGCACTTCACGAGCCTGATTAAACTTGAGCCATTCCTTCGGGCTTAAGCCTTTGGCCCACTTGATGCCCTTCTCACCACAACGGTGACAAAACCACTTCCACCCGGTTGCTATGCGAGTGACTACCAGCGGCCTATCACGGCCCGGCCCGGTAGGGCAGTCATGCTCAAAGCGGTAGCCCCGGTGCATTTGCATGTCACTGGTAAAATATTTGTCGTCTATCATATTGTCTCCACATGACTCCGATTAAAAGTATCAAGACGCTTAACCTCAGAGTCCATCCTCTTTTTAAGATTTTCGATTTCGGATTCCAGACTTTCAATCACAATAGCCTGACGTTCCAGTTGTGTTTCTTGTTCACTCACCCGGTCATACAGATTATCAAATTCGACTGACATTAGAACCTCCCTCTGATTGCCATTACGACATCATCTATAAGTAGCCCTACGAAAAGTGTAAACATAGCAGCAGCTACAGCAGGTTGATCAATGTGAATCATCACCCCTATTAGAAAGGCGAAGCCCACGCTTCCAATAATTCTCATGATTTACTCCTCCTTGTATACTCGTTTAAGAGTTGGCGTGCATTCAAACGGGTCAGTGACGTGCAGCTTTGTATGGGTATAAATCAAATCACGACATAGGGTTTTCTCTGCATTCACGTAGGTTCTATAGATACCACCCCACATAAAGCCGCCGCCATACCGGTGCCCGGTTGGTTGATGTTTATACTTCTCAGTCTCATGTGCCGCCGCTAATCCATTAAGCGATAACACTATCATCGCCAGACTCACTATCATCCTTAGATTCACCTTCCCTCTCTTTCCAGATGCGCTCAATAACACCCAGCGCCATTTTCTGTTTGTGACCCCGTAAGAAATGTTTGTAGTCCACTTCCAGACCGATTAAAAACCAGTCCTCACAGTCCTTCAAACTAAGATACAGCATGTCAGGATCGTTTGTGGTTACCCGGTAACGAAGCACTCGCTGTGCCCTATGCTCAGCCAATTTCGTTTGGGCCGTTTCGATAATCTCTGATGGGTAATCCCGTTTGTTTGTCTCGTGATCGTAAAACAGGGTAAACCCGGTGCCAGCTTCCAGATCGTTCTTGCTGATGTATTTCTTATACACCGACTGTTGCGTAGGCCAGTTGGCCAGCAGCCGCACGCAGAGCTTATCAAAATCTTCATCTGAAATGATGCTCTCATTTAACTCATAGTACAGATAGCAATGAATTAAATAGTTTTTTATATCCATGTTACACCCCCCAGACGAATGATTGGAGCCGATCTAACGGCACGAAGCCTTTGGCAACACCCTTGTAGGCCTTGTCCAGACGAACGTGAATGCGGCCATTGTCGATGAGGTCAATGGTACCCTTTTTCCATGCAACGGCTTTGGTAACGTCCGTACGTGGGGCAAACTCATTGGATTGGAACTTGCTGATGCCCGGCTGCACAAGGCTATGCTCGAACTTGACCATCACCCGGTCGCCTTCTCTGAAGTTGTATTGTGGAATCGCTTTCATTTGCCTATCTCCCCTTTTAAAATTTTAAGTGCCTCTTGCCGTGACTCCGCTTCAAACGGCCCTTTAACAAAGACCACAAAGTCAGATTCGATAGCTTCATCAATGTCGCCCCGGTCACCAAAGTACCGTTTTAAATGGACGCTACCCATGACGTGCAGGTATCCGTACCACTCCAGCATCGACTGCTTTGGCTTTCGGAATATTCCATCGTAATTATCGCTAAACTCTTTGCTGTTGGCCTTCTGCGCTGAGTTCATTAGATTCATTTTTTCATTTCTCCCTTCGGCCTCCCGGCCACGTTGTATGTCTTCCTTAGTTATTTCCATTACGTAACTCCTCCCAGATTTTATGGTCGGCCTTGAATGGTAGCTGCACAACGATCCGCAGCGTATTCTCAAAGACTTCCCGTTCGACCGCAAAGACCTCCAGCCGGTAGCTCTTACCATCCTGATCCCGACCGAAGGCCATGATCTTACCTGTTTCACCGTGACCTATTTCCATCAGTCACCTTCCTTCATGATCGCAGTGATTTCGTCCAGTGTAGGCGCAGACTCAGAGCCAGCCGGGGCTATTTCACCAAGTGTAGATTGATTTAACCGGAACCGAAATTCTCCACGAGTTATCAGTTCTTCGTTGAACGAGAACTCAAAATTCGTACGATCCCAACCGTCATGATCGAGAATTGATACTAACGGAAAATCCTTGGCCCACTCTCTGGAAGTCTTCAGTCCACCATTTGGCGCTTTCCCTTTCACCTGAGACTTTGCCACTCCATCATTTTCAAGGGTAATCTTAAACAGCCTACGAGCCTGAGTCATATAGATTACTATGCCCTCTGGCTTCATGAAGGTAGGTGCCGCTGTTGACCCGTTGATAGCCAGATCATCCAGAGCTATCTGAATGGAGTCCATGCTAAAGTTTTCAGACCTCATTAGAATAGGTACAACACCAACACATGCCGGTGGCGTACGTTGTGGGATTTCACATGACCATCGGGCAACGTTGAAAAGTGAGAAGCGTTTGTCGTCCTTCTGCAATCCATAACCACGCTGTATACCCGATCCCCACCATTCACCGTAATGGCGGCCTACACCCATCTGCAATAGTTCGTCCCGGTTGTCCGATACCCAGCGGCCAAAGCCATAGTTGTCACCCTGCTTTGCATTGGTTAACCAGCGGTTACGGCTGCCAGCCAGCATCAGGTAGTCCTCACCGTCCTGTGAGACGCTAAAGAAGGGTAAATTCAAACCGGAATCCGGGTCAGGTGTAAGATACTTCTCAGGCATTTCCCGGCGGTCTATGATCGAAACTTGACCATTGGTACCGTCAATCTTTTCGGTGATCACCAGCCCCCGCCGTAGCCGGGGTATCTTGTCAAACTTTTCAAAGTTCCATAACTCAGTCATGAAATACCTCCCGTATATCTTGAAGATGCCCTACAGTATTGTATTCGCCCATCAGATCAAAGAACAAACAAGCGTCCACGTTACCCATTATTTTGGCACCCTCTTTATCGGTTTCTTGCCGGGCCACGAGAGTTTTGCCCCCATGCTCCCCGGCAGTTTCGTCCAGTTCGATACGGACTTCCTTTACCAGTTGAGAAACTAACGTTTTTGTTTCGGGGTCAAAGCTGTAAACGATGTAGGATATGACCTTCGCAAGCGCCATATCCGTTTCAGCCAGAAAGACCGCTGCTTTAATGGAGTATCTCATTAGAAATATTCCTCCACTTCATAGATCGTCTGGATGCCACTATCCGCATCGAAATGGGTTACATGAATTATGCGGTCGATCATTAGGCATTTGCAGTTTGTTTTAGCCAGACCACCAACCTCACTATCCACCCCATCATCATCAAGCTCATGGAAGTAATGCAGTTTGGAGTCCACATGCCGCAGGTCATTCGTCCCAAGAAAGCCTGTGAGTTCCCGTAGGTCACCATTTTTCTTCCGATAGGTGACATTGACCACCTTCTTGACCAAGATACGAGCCAGCGTTAAATAAGGCAGCCTAATAGGCTCAGCGTTTCCCAACTCAGGGTACAAATCCTTTTCTGGTTCCATACAACCGCAGGGATCAACCGAAACATCTATGACGGTTTCACCATCAACGGTATAGGGCATTGAAGTCTCCGTAACGTCCAGTTTCTCACCACATGACATGCATAGTAGATTAAATTTCATCTTATTTTTTCCCCTCTCTGACCACGGGCAAAGTCCAGCCGGTGATCACCTGTTGTGGAATTTCAATTTCCTGCCAGCCGTGATCCATCTTAACCCACAATGGAAACGACCGGGTTTCAATAGTCCGGTTCTTCTTGTCAAAGCTGAACATGCTTTTTTCTTGCTCCATGATCCCCTCCTAACGTTAATGGTTTTAGCCAATAGAAAAAGGCCCAACACAGACTCATGTGTTAGGCGTATATGTATAGCGCAATTCCGATAGCCGCCAGCATGAAAAGCCCAGCGGCTACAGTACTTAAGAGGATAACATCAATTTTATCTGCGATGATAGGTTGGCCATAAATTTTCATGCGTAGTCCCTCCGATGTTTTTCTTTCCGGTTATAACGTTTCTTGTCTTTGTGCCATTCAGTAGGCTTTGCGGTCGGTACCCGGCATGGATACTTAGCCTTCTTGACTTTGCGCTGCATGATAATATCTCCTTGTCCCATTTTCGTCAGTGTAAGCAATTTTGTCCCGGTGAGGTTTCACCAGATTTTCCAGAGCTTCGCAGCTATCGCATACCGTAGCGTAGCCGTAAAGGATTCCATTGCCGCAGATTTTACAAAATTCTTCTTTTTCCATGTTATTCTCCTGTATCCTGTGGGCCTTGCGTCCTAAAACCTTTTCCGCAGCCCTCAGACCCCACTGAGTCGATTATCTTCTTGGTTACCTCACATCGGTATACAAATTTGTCGATCGTGCTAAGATCGTCCACGTAGCACGAATGGTCGCATGCTATACATTTCATCATTTAATCCCTCCCGCCCACGGATTGGAATCATTAGAAACTACAATGACGGAATGCGTCCAGCGGTCATAAAACTTGGTGGTCTTAAAGTTGGTGCTAATCGGATCAAACCGAAAAAAGCACCCAAATAAGATCACGCCCACGATTACTAAAATTCTTTTGTTCATTTCGCCCTCCTATTGAAGTTGAATTATTGTGATCCAATATTTACCATAACAGGATTTATCCCGCAGCCTACGGCTGGCCACTGGCCGTACCCGGCCCGGTTGATCCGGGCTATTGCGAATACGACCTTCAGTGCCAGCATTCGTAGACCACGCTTCGGAGATACCGCAGGAACGATATCTTTTTTCGGATAAACCCTCTTATGGTACCGTTAACGCATCCCGGTCTGGCCAATCTTACCTTCTCTGAGAACCTAATACGTTAACGGGTAAACCCTGTTTAAAGATCGATCGGATTCTTCGGCCAATCATAGTAATGGGAATCCACAAAGTCTTTCGACTCCCGCAGCGAAGCACCGGTCATTTCCCGGTGGATTTTGATTGCTGCGATTTTCTTCCCGGCCCGAACGTTAGCCTCAATAGCGTCCAGTATTGCGGCCACGTCATTTGCAATGTCCCAAGCCTTGACCACAAAGTCACCAATGATAACCTTGGTCATGAGCATGAAGGCCTCACCTAACGCTTCGTGCTTTGAACCAGCGGTTGAAGTGAACGCTCTGACCTTGTCATTGCCTCTTGAATCTGTATAACTCACTGCGACTGAATACATGTTGTTTCTCCTATTGAATAGTTAGAAGTGGAGCGCCAGCCCGGAATCGAACCGGGGTTCAGGGGTTTGCAGCCCCTGTCTTGACCTTGTCCTGACGCTTAGATGTGACGGACGAGTTTTTGCTTAACCTCTGCTATTTTATATTGCGACTTTTCACCGTCATAGGCAGACAGGCCGCACGCTACCGAGATTTGGATGGGGGAGTCGGGGATCGAACCCGTTGAACAGGAGCTACCTGCTTCACCATTTCTCCCCCACATAAATTGGCACCCGCAGATGGAATCGAACCACCTTGAACGATCACCCCGGCAGAGTATGTATGCATCCAGAGGCTCCGCTTAGTTAACGCCATTGACAGGCTCTCACCTTCAGTCGGTTATCAGCCTTCAGACGAGACGCAGCATTACCTGCGGTCACCCGCTGTTTTCCAGTACGGATAAAATTGAGCAGGGTGCAGGAGGATTCTAACCTCCATTCGCTGCATAAAACGCTACTTACTATATCGACCTCTCCCTATACAGGCATGCGCTGCCTCCGTTCATCGGCTCGTATTCCCAATCGTGGTGCGGAAGGATTGGCCTTCACGGTAAACGCATGATGATCATTTCTGTATAGGTACCCATCTATGCACCCATAAGTGGTTGCGGAGGCGGGGTTTTCACCCGCAATTCCGGCGATCAACCGGACGACCCCTTATACGGGGCTGTGTATTTAATTTCCACCACTCCGCTAAATTGGTGAGGGCCATTTGGGAATCGAACCCCGCAGCACCAGCCGCACAGCCCTCAAAATTGGTTTGCCGGTGGCAGGAATCGAACCTGCTACCCTATAGATATCCGCTTCAACGGTAAGAGGATGAACATCGGCTGACAGGCCGCATCCCCGGCTGATCGCTTCCGCTGCTAAGACTTCCACTCCAGCCAAACCTCCCCGCATATCTAATGATAAGGTTACCATGTCCCTGTAGCATCCCGGTAGTCCAGTTCTGAACAGGCGTTCATCCACGGGTACAATAGATTATAACCTCAAAGGATCACATATCTACCGTCCCGCTCTGTGGCCGCTCTTCCCGGCAGGGCACCGACATAAATTGGAGTTAATGCACAACGCTGCATGTTATATCATGCCATTGCAGGGAGCTACCCAACGTCATGCATTCAATTCAATCAATGAAGGTAATGTTTTTCGGACTAAAGATTTTCCTTTTTAGGTGTATGCCATACTCTTCTGAACAGGCTAACACCGCAACCTCAAACCAACCCTTTTTCTTTCCCCTTGTTATTTTGCGTACTGGCCCATAGCATGGCCTTTGCAGGATCAAGTTGTACCAAACCCGGCCCACTACGTCTCTCTGCGCTTTGGTAGGATTTAAAATGACTTTGCTCATTGATTACCTCTCCGTTTCTCAAAGCCTCCAGAACCTTTAAGGTCGTGACGTTACACGTTGTCCGGTAGACTTTGTTTAACATATTTAGAACATCGTTTAGGTTAATGAATAATCCATCTGTGGTTTCCAAAGACCTGATCTCAGCCTCCATGTTATATAGCCTCCTATTTAAGTATTTAAGGTTGCGTCAATGCCCGGTAATCGCCACTTAGTGGAGCGCCTGAGTGCTACCATCGGCCTGTGGCTCAACGTTGCTGGTAGAGGCGAACGGTACCGGGCATCGAAGTAACTTTAAATGTTAAACGGCATTACAATGGCCGTACGGTTGCCCATGTTAAAATAAATGGCATGATTGCAGTCACGATCAAACTTAATCTCATACGACTCAGAGCCATTGACAGCCGCATTGAAAAACTCATAACGAACACCGTTATCATCCATCGTACGGACGAGTCTGGTGTATTCGATGTGAGCTTCCTTTGTGCAGTCCATAACCACTGGCCGGTTGATCTTAGCCTGATCATCCAGAACCACGTCACAGTCTGGAAATTCACAGCCAGACTCATTTTCGACCTTCTCCAAAGTGATCCACCATCTGGCCTTCTTGACCACTTTGTAATAGCCGGGAGCCAAGGAAACCATATCAACTACGTGCATCCGACTTCCATCAGTTGCAATAGCCTGACGATTTTCTCTTACCCAGATATGCGAGACGTGAAAGCGAAGATCATCAGTGGCCAATGCAGAAGCCAGCCATTGAATCTCATTCAAATGCGTCTCAGTCGAATAACCAGTAACGTCTTTCTTGCAGATTTTAAACATGTGATACCCTCCAGTTTTGAGGTTGTTGTGGATTAAAAGATAGAGTATAGTCATTAGGAATGACTGCACTAATGACTACAATTTATCCCTTAAGCCTGTGAAATGGTAAATGATTTCACGGGTAAGTTTTTGAGTATACGCTTCTTTCGGGGTTGTGTATTGACTGTATGACCCCGGTCAAACTCTGCTAAGCAGAAGCAGCCATAACAACGGCGTGCATCTTTCTGGTCAACCATTCTCTGTTTGATCAGTTTGCGGCAGCCGTTATTTTTGAATCCCAAGCAAGCTCTATCCGATAGTTGATCATGACGAAGCGTTTTCTTCATGGCTATTTCCTTTCGTTCTCTTTAAAAGGTGAAGTACAGGAACATTGCAGCAGTCTGCACAATAAACACAGAAGTAGGTGCCACGATGCTCAACAATTGTCTTTTGATCATCAGTGAGCGTTTTAATCTCACCGTTGCATTCGTAGGTGTAATCCATTTTAAGTCTCCAGCCATGCATCCCATTCATCGGGGTTTCGCTCTACACCCTTGAACCAATGGGTTTCGCAGCAAGGGCACCACCAGTTACGATGGTCGCCTTTGCCTTTGGTTAAATCAACAACCCCAGCATGTAAACAGGTGGGGAAATTCTTTTTGTACTTAAGCATCTGTGGAGTCATTCTTTATACCTCTATCCTTCCCAAGTTGTTGCCACCGCTTCTTTGCGTCATTAGCAGCGCCAAAGGTTCTATTCCAATCCTCCCGGCTCACGTCCCGCTTAGGAGCCAGCGCTCGTCCAACAGCGGGAACCATGCACTCAAAGCAAACCTGCACTATAAACTCACAGGTAGAGCGGCTTAGCTGAGGGCTGTCAACCAGATTTGTAGCCTCTTTCGGCAAGTGCAGCAAGAATAACATTTTTCTTTAACCTCCTCACCCGCTCAACCTTCGCTGGGTCTGACATGCAGAAGGCATTGCGGATACGCCTCTTCTTTCGCTTCGGTGGGCTGAAATACAAATTCAAATCACCGGAGGCGATCCCGTTAATGTTTTTGGAGATAGTTTTATACATCTATTTTACCTCCATCACCGATACCACGTTAACCCGGTTTAAGAGTTCGATGATATCGACCGTTAAAATGTTAACGTCCATGAGTAGGTCTTTGTCTGAAAGATCACTCATAGCCATTGTACGAGCTTCGCACTCGTGTTTGGCCATTACGTCTACCGTTAGGCGATAGCGTCTGCCGGTATTCTGGCAAGCCACGTTCACTGTTACTGAAAACAATTTCATAATTGTACTCCTTGTTAAGTGTTAATATTTATAAGTCTACGAAGGGTGAGCAACCCATAACAGCGCCGGTCGCAGACTTATAGATAGACAAGTTTAGGATTCCCATAGTCCATGCTCTGCAAACTTGTCAGAAACAGGCATGAATCGGGCCAAGGTTTTTTCTCCATGCGTTTGCGCCATGAGGGACGCATGAAGTGGGAACCAGCAAACCCGGTATCTTCGAGCCATGTCGCTCAGGCCGTAGCCCATCTTATGCCTTGGCCGGGGAAGCCATAATCTCCCCGGCGCTCAAGGACTTGCAAACTGCTGGCACAACCACTTTCGAGCCATATTGCTCAGGTAGTGGCAACCCGGCATAGCCAGCCGGTTGTGATTAGTAAGCGAACTTGACAATGTCAGGCTGTGAATTGGACATACCCAGAAGGATGCCCAGCCCACGTTGCATAAGCTCATTGCCAGAGCCAAAGTTGATCGCTTCAAAGCGTACCTCTGCTTCGTCCCGGCCATCTTTCACTCTCGTGGTACGCTCATGATTGACGAACTCAGTCAGAGCGTTGAATGCATGCCAACCAGTGCCCTTGACTCCGGGCTGATCAACTCCACGACCTCTATACAGAAGGTCAATGAGGTTGCTGATTTGATTGGTACGAATGCTCTCAGAGCGCTTAGACTCTGTCTTCGTGGGCACCGGGTACATGGCATTCACGAAGTGGTTTGTTGCGTCAGCATCCATACGAAAATCAACCAGTTGCTTCATGTTGCTGTTGAAGCTGTTGATTTCCTTATCATAATAGGTCAGCATTTTAGTGGCCACGTCCAAACGTCCCTCAACAAAGCGAGTATGCTTTAAATTGAACAACTTAGTGGAAGTGGGCAATTGGTTAAGACAGAACAGTCGGCGGCTGAGGGCACGACCTAAGATGCCATACATGCCGTTATGAGCGGCCAGCATCAAAAAGTTGAGTTCAACAGCGTCTCCCGGCAGGTACTCAGCAGTATTAAGGTGCAATACCACTCCAAACACGCTGCCTTTGTGCATGTTGACAACCCCGGTAATCTCGCCGCCGGTCGCATCCAACATGGCGTTAACCATTTCATAGATGCGTACAGGCTGCACAGGCTGATAGTCTCTGCCAACCGTACCAAGATAGGCACCGCTGTCCTTACGGACGACCGCTTTCTTATCCCAACAAACTGTACCGTCAGGAAGAGTTAACGGCTGCATTTCTACAGTGTAATCATGGTCGCCAGCTTCCATAGCCTCATACACGTTCTTCGTCTTGATTTCTTTAATCATTGTAAATCCTTTCAATTAATAGGTTTAAAGGTTTATGCTCTCTTAGATGCCCTGTGGCTGGTGGTTTATTTGAGTTGGTCGAAGATGTTATCGTACTGATTTTGAATGGTTACCGCATCGTTCTTGGCCTCTTGCACAGCGCCTGATAGGCCGTTGTTCCAAGCGTAGGCTACGATGCAAACAAACAATGCTGCTATAATAAGGTAATACCTCATTTTTAGAACCTCCATACACGTCCGGTATCGTTGACTTCGATTGGATTTCGGTCTTCAGTCTCACGTTCTTTACGCTCAGATCGGTTGTCAATCTGCCGATGCGTGAAGTCATTATGTTTCAGCCAGTTGTTAAATTTCGTACCTGCTTTGTTCTTATCCATTTGGATAGCTCCTTTATGAATTGGTGCGGTTGTCAATGCCAGCTTTGATTGAAACACCCAGCTTCAACAACTGCTTGATTTTAGGATCATCAAGTAAGTATGATCCAGTGGCACCCTTTGATCCCTCTACAACCGTATAGGATGGGCCATTGTCGTCATGGTCTTCGTAGATCGTGAAGTCACTAATGTTTGCCGGGATGGTAACGTCAGGCATGTACTCAGTCGTTGTCCTGATCTCTCTTATAATGATCTCACGCCCCGGAAAGAACTTGCGCACCCGGTTCAGAGCGTAGCTGTAAAGCCGCTCTCTGACGGTCTTGACGCTGAATAGTTGGCCTTCACCCATTGATACTATGAACTCAAACTTGGTTGATTTCTCAATCATGTTAATCTCCCTGTATTTACAGGGCATTTAGGAAAGCATAAGTTTTAAAACTTAGTCACTGCGCTTTACCGCATCCCATCAACCCTTGCTGATCTACAGTAGGGGAATAATCGGGAACCGTTTAGCTGCCGCCCGAACCGTCCCAATGCATTGAATCTGCATTGTATAGACGAGTTCTGCGTATTGTCCTTCGCAGTGTTTGGTATTCCGTCAGGTTAGTGGCTTTCGGTATTTCGTCTGAGTCCCGGTTGGTTACGCTGTCAGGCTTTTATTTCCCGAAAGTTTTGGTCTGACCCGCCTGATTTCTCTCAGTCGGTTGCCGCCGGGTGCCACCCGAAGGCATTATTAGGTATATGCATCTTGCGTGCCAAGTTTGGCCACAAAATGATTAATTCCTTGTAGAGCCGCATTCCCGTAGGCAAAGAAAAATTGAAGTTTTATTTCTTGGCCCAAATACGTATATCTTTATGGGTCAAAAACCCTCCAATTGTTCACATTTGTGAACCTCATTAAATCTGAATCGTTGTAAACCCACGTTGCTGTAGGCTTAAACAACAATCGGCCAAGGTTCATAATTATTAACCCTGACCGAAATAATCTCAGATCATCAATGATTGTGAGAGTTTAGCGGTTCAACATCTTGAATCGTATGGTTTGAACCTGCGCTCATTTGTGAGTCGTCAGGTAGGCGTTAACCTCTCCCGCCTGTTGTAATCTAATGCATAAAAATACATCTGTCAACCCTTCCTGCCATTTAAACTGCTATTGTGGCATATAAATGTGAATTGCGACAAAACAGGCTCTTATCATGCCAGAATAAACAAGCGTGATCATTGCCATAGTAGGGCAAGGGCCAACGTCCGATCGTCCAGTGGTGAGCCTCTCAGGAGGTCGAATATTGCTTAAATGTTACTTTAATGGTCATTATAGCCGTTAACGGTATCTTTAATGCACCTTATGCCCGTTTGGTGCCCGTTGCATTTGACCCCTCAGAAGCCCCAAAGTTTAAGGCCAATGTCACGTTCGTGATTCGGGAATAGCGAACACGAACACAATAAGCTAATGAACGTGCGACAGGATAAGCTAATGAGAACACCGTGGGTATCAACTCACCAGCTTGTCTAAATACCTGCTGTTGTCCATTTGGGCAACGTGGCCAATTTAGACAACCTCTACCCGGACATTCAACCGGACATTCTGACCGGGTAAGTCGTCAGATCATCGACATACTAAGGTCAAATCACTGCCATACCAGTGTAAGGGCCAAGGCCCGATCGTCCAGCCTGACGCATCTGGCGGGGATAAAATCAGCCCAGATTCCCCAATAATGGTCAAAACCATCAATATCCCTGCATTCCAGCCCATTTGGTGGCTGTGGCCCTCACTGTGATAAAAGCTCTGCTTTGGCGTTTGGTATCCTCAAGTTGATAATACCGGCCAAGCGATAACCGGTGTTACCACGCAGCCTACGGCTGGCCAATCGTTAACCATTCCCACGTCTCTCCCACGTCTCCCCGTTCTCCCGGTCTTTATGGCCATGCGTAGCATGCAGGATAAAACTGGTTAAATCGTACCTTATTATACAAGAGGCATTTTACCAGTGAGTTCGGCCTAAGCCTCCAGTGCAGCAGGGAATCCATCAGCGCACATGTATACCCACGCTCAAACGTTGCCATACCCAAGTAAGGGTAAGGTTGCGATCGTGCAGTCAGCGGCCTCTCATTGATGTGGTTATGTAGTGAACTACATAGATATGGTGATTATGGGCAAAATGCAAGAGATTTGCTCTGATTCACCCCTATGATTTCAGCTATTCCAATATAAAGTAGGCGCAGCGGAGCGGTAAATTAAATCTCAGGCGCTCATTCCCTGTTGTCCTGCATAGAGTTGGCACGCCATGTCCTCCAGCCATGAGAGTATCATCAATGATCACGCAGCGTTAGAGCGTAGCACATATGTATCCCATATACATGTGTACGTGCGATAATACAAAGGTACGGGAACAAACAGCTACGATGTGGCTACGATGTGGCTACAATGTGACCACGGGGGGCTTGTCGAGGCCCGGCCCCGGCGCTCACCGATCGCCCACATCTGGAATGACTATATAGGGTTACACGCAAACTTCCGCAAATATTTTTTTTGAAAAACAATGGATATTGTATGAATAAGTACAACACCCTTGCAAGTCGGGATACAAGGATTGTTAATAATGTCCACTAAAGTGTCACCTATTTTTACCACGATTCCGGTAACTTTGTATGGTTTCGTGCAATTTATTGTCCATATATGTGCAAAACATTGTATGTTTACCGGCAAAGCGGGAAGAAGGGACTGTTTGGATTATTCAAAGGAAACTGATTCACTGGAAGTGGAGAAGCTGTTTCCGAAGGATAATCCACTCCCGCTGCTGAGGGGAACGCAAATTCCCAAAAGGAAACTATAGTTCCCATTTAGAAACTATAGATTCTTTAATTCAGATACAACAAAGAGGTAGTAAAATCTGGATTTGGTACAACAAAGGTGTTGTATCTTGAGACACATGAGACACCTACTTGAGACACTCAAAATGGGGGCCGCCACATAAGCGAAATCATTGAAGATAAAAATCTCTATAATAAATATAACAAGAGATGGCCGGGAGATGACGTTTCTTTAACGTTAAAAGAAATGTTAAAAGAAACGAAAGAGAAACGTAGAGAAAAAACTAACCAAAGGGAAACGTTGTCTCAGAATATAAATTTGCCTATGGTTCCTCTTGCAGAGACGAAGGCAAATATTCTGGCGGGTGTTTTATTATCCTTGCAGATCAAAGGATCAGGGAACCTGCCCAAGCCCTGCCGCCGCATCTTGGATTTTGTACTATTGCTACAGATTAGAATATACGCTCAGACTTCCTCAGAGGCTGCTCACTGGACGTAAATATCGCACCTCACCCACTGACGGCCAGATGAGCTTTTAAATTCAATTACGGGCATCTCAGACACCTTTATCTAATTATTGTATAAATACATACAACAAAGGGACAGGTTTTACCCGTTTTCGTACACGGGATCATGGTCTGCCACGTAAGAGGACGCTCCCCGCTCGTTATTTTTTAAATTTTCTTTTCCTGATATATTCAGCCGTTAGGCTGCCGGGTAACCTCAGTCCCTTGACAAACCCTATATACGGTCTTATATTCAAACAGAGGAAAGAACAACCAAAAAGAAAAAGGAGATCGAAACGTGTTAACTAAAATTCTTGCTTACTTAAGTCTCATAACGATTTTTCTTGCCGGGCTTGCTGCTGCGGATAATCGCCAGCCGGTGCCGGTCGATCTGGATACTCTGCCTCAGATGGAGATCACATCTGAATTTGGGCAAGGGGTTGTTCAGTTTTCACAATCCAAGAGCATGATCATTTACGGTACAGTTCAGGACAAATACAACGACTTCATGATTTGGTATCTGTCACAGAACGGCCCGATGTGTTTTATGGGCAAAGCCGATCAGCAACTCTGGAGAATCACAGACACGCAGGAATGTTTTGATCTTTACAATTTAGGACTTTCGAACGGAGATTACGATAAATAAAATGAGGGACTGAGCAGCGATATCCAAATGGCCAAGCTGCTGTCCCTAAACTCTTTTGTCATTACGCAGACATACTGCGCATCCCGGCTGCGACCGGGGCTAAATTAAAATGGGATACAATATAGAAACTTGAGCCAGCCCCTGCGGAAATTATCCCACAGGAGATAAAAAGATGCCAACACCACTTAAAGATTGTGCGTCCTGTACGTATTGGACGTTATCAAACGATATCTTGTATAATGATTATGTGTTTGGCCACTGTCATCGTTGGCCGCCGATAGTAGCGGTTTTTCCACCTTATCAGCTTGCGGATATGCTTGCTAACCCCGGACAGTGTTTCCCTCTTAGTTGCTCAACATGGACGTGTGGCGAATACACACCACGGCACACACCTAATAATTAACCTTCTAACATAAAAAGAATAAGGAGAGTCTCTCATGGCGCTTATGGCAGGTAAAGACAGCACAGGCATTCCACGGTCTGCGGTGATTGATGATATCACCCGGTTCATGGTTTCGCTTCAAGCAGATGAACATCGAATCCATTTAGGGAAACAATTTGTCGCCAGCTACGTTCAATCCGTAACCGACACGAATGATATTTCTGCAATGGTTTTCAGTACGCCATTGGCCTCTACTGGAATTTATGTCCACATGATTGTCGAAGGACAGTCACTGGATCAGGCTGAATTTAAGTTTATTGAGCTTCCGTCCGTTGATGAAGCAGAGGGTACAGCCGTTATCGTACCTTATAATCGTTTCCGGGGCCATGCGAATGTTTCCGGGCTTCATGATGCTGAGCCGGTCAAAGGTACCGGTGGAGTGTTTGAATGGACAGGCGCTGGCCAAGAGAGTGATCAATTCACAATCGGCGTTGATTTATTTCATGTCGCCGCTCTTGAAGGTTCCGCACCCGCTGGCTCATTTTGGGTAGACCTTGGAGACGGCCTTGCCGCCACGATGGTCACCAACGCTACGGCCG